GCAATAGCCTCTTCATCTTCTTCTTCAAATGGTAAAAACAATGCTGCTTGTAATGCCGAGAATAAGATATTTTGTAACGCTCCGTAATAAATTATTTTAGAAACATTACTTTTCCAATCTCCGCGCTTATTAACTAAGTCTAAGGACGCTTTTTTTATCTGTCTATTATATTGCATAGGAGTATTAGCAAAAGCCAATACAAGACGTCCTAATGAGGTCGTTTGTTGCTTAGATACGTACATTGGATCAGCAGATTGCATTGATTGATCTGTTATTATAGAAAAATCAACCCAAGCTTTATCTTCAGCTTCTTCAAGTGTATTTATTTTATTACCATCTTCATCAACCTGTTTTAAATAAGTGTTAACACGATTTCTATAAAATGAAGAACCACCTAAAGCAATAGAGAAACTATCTGCCGCCTGTGTTGGCGTAAACCCAATTTTTTGTAAATAAGATAATACTCCTCGCGCTTTGTTAGTTGCGCTATTTGCAGCATTAGCAATCTCAGCTTGGTTAACATCCGCTTTTAAACCAGATCTTCTTTCACGCATTTTATCTGAATTAATAATTTTAGCAAAGTCAGACCAATATTGTTTTTGATTTGCAAACGCTGTAGCAGCGGCTAAAGGATTATTATCATTCCAGTTCAAATAGTTAGTTGATGATATAGTTTGTAATAACGCTGATCTTACATTAAAAAACATAATTGCTGCGGTAGATCCATTGATCCAATTCATCCATACATTAGTAAGTCTATCAGAGCCTTCTGGTCTATTCTTACCGTTTTTCATTCTATATAAAGAATCTTCCAGTGCTACTCTAATATTCGTACCGTAAGTTGCCTGTACTTTATTAAGGTTCTCAGTAGTAAAAATTGCATTAGCATTTTCTATAAACTCAGATAACCATATCTTTCTGCCTTCGCCTTCTGTTATATTATGTAAGTCTGATATAATAGTTTCACTATCCCATGTTGTAGAAGGATTCATCCATCCACCATCTTGTCTACCGGCTACTGATAATGCTTCAGCAAAACTAATAAGATTTGGATCATTCTTAACTAAGAATACCAATTTGTTTTTATCTCTTCTATTTAATCCAGGAACATCTATATCGTTTTTATGCCATAAATAAACCCTAACAGCCTGATCATAAGTAAATTGTTTATCTGGAGTTAACTTTTCTAATTTCTTTTTAATGTCAGGGAAACTATTAAGTAACTTTTTGTATTCCTTTTTTATAGATTGACGAACAGAATCCAAAGCGTTAATACCTTTAACATAAGGTATGACTAAATTAGAATCAAAGAATTGTTGATCTAATTCTCCTTGTTTTCCTTTACCAGCAAACATATAAGTAGTTAAACCTCTAAAGTCATCTGCAGATGGCGGAACAAAGAAAGATAAGGTATTTGCTTTTGTACCCGCTCTTTTTGCAACAATATCTGAAATCTTTTCGTATGAAGGAACATTCTTATTACGTTCCAACATATCATTAAATTCATAATCTAATGATTTACTAAACTTAGGTCTTGCGCTCCATTTAGGATCTGAATTTATCCAATCATTTAATTGCTTCTCTGCAAATTTAATTGTTTCTACATTAAGTGCGTCATTTACGGCAGCCATTAATGAGCCACCTTCGTTTTCACGATTCTCAATAATATCAAAGGCATAGTCAACAGATCTATTCATACCTTCAATAGCTTTGTCAGAAACAACTCCCCACCAATCTTCAATAGATTTGTTAAGATCATTTAATACCTCAAAAGATGTTTCAGCGTCAATTCTTTTAATATCGTTTTTAGTAATATAATCAGAAATTAATGTAATGCCTTTATCGTCTTTTTTGAAAGAGTTTAAATTGTTTTCTAAAGATTTAGAATGTCTAATAAGTATTTTATTATCTATTACTAATTGCGCTTTGTCTTTTAAAGTATTAAGATTATTGGATTCTTTATTTACTTTATATATTTGATTAGCAGTATCTCTCTTTATGCTGAAATACACTCTAGCTCTTAAGAAACCACCGTTATCTATTTTTAATTCTATTCTACTATTAATTATATTAGGATCCATATCATTATTCTCGCCTAAATCAATATTGTATGAACTTAAAAATTCCGGCCCAAAATAATCTGTAGCATAAGTACCTAATACTAATAAATCATTTGGATAAGACTTATTATTGTTTATCGATGTAACTGAGCTTAGCGGTAAATCTTTATCTCCAATAGAAACATTCCCAACAAGTAAGTCTTTAACTAATTGAATACTGTCTGGTTTAATTCTTATTGCGCGTGCTTTTGTAACATTTATTTTTCCATTAGCATCTCTTTCAAAATATTCGGATAGTTTAGAATACAAATCAGATTTTTTAAAATTATCATAAATTGTATTTACATTATCAAACCAATCTTCATTAGAATATTTATTAATTAATGAACTTAATGTGCTTGATGTTATCCTAGCAAATGGAGATAATTTAACCTCAACAATAGCAATATTGCCTTTGTTCTTTCTTAAAGCCTGTACTGTATTTATATTAGAGTTTTTACCAATAACTAAATCTGGTAATACATTACTATTGCCTCCGTAATTTTTAGCAACAATACCTGTTTTTGAAGTAGAATTTATTATTGATTCAATAAACTTTTCATGGTAACCATATCCTACTTTATTTAGCGCTTCGGTATACTTATTAATTATAACATTTATATCATCTTCAGTAACTCCATTACTAACTAAATACTTATGAAGTTTTCTAAACTCGGTAGTATTATAATCTTTTGATGGTTCTTTTAATGTTAAGTTTATTATATCTATATCACCTTTTGTTGAAACTATATATTTTATAGCCGCATCAACATCAATGTTTCTTTTTGATAACGAGAATTTAACATTTCCACGTTCTGTTAATCTATTAAACTCTTCAACCATTATTTTTTCAACAACAGCTCCCTTTAATTCCTGATTTTTATTTAATGCTTCTGCAATAATTCCATCATTAGCAATATCATCGGATATAATATCAAATGAAACTTCTTCAGCTAATGCTTTAGCTAAAGATTCTTTTCTTCCTCTAAGTACATTACCGGTTTCTAAATCTATAATTGAAGATAAATAATCTACCGTTGGTACATTCTTATTAACTTCAGGTAATCTTCTAACTAATTCAGCTCCAGAAGTTCTACCGGCTAAATCAGTTGATACAGATTCACGATCTATTTTTTGACCTTTCCATTCAGGAAAATTAACCCATCTACCATTTATCTTTTTCTGAATAGCAAAAGGCATACCTCCAACTCCATCCTTACCCATTAACCATGTAGTAGTCATATTCTCAAGAATTGTTTTCTTATTGGTAATTAACCAATTTTGTAACTCTTGATTCTCTTTACCGCCCATTGCTTTTTTAATATCAATGTCAGCTTGTTTACCCATTTCATCTTTTATCTCACTAATTAACGGAACAACAGTCTTATTTATAGAAGTCTTTTCATTAATCTTTGATTTCAATGTTCTAACCACAGGTAGAATTTTAGCTTGGATATTAGCAATAACATCTGGACTAAATACACCAGATTCTAATATATTTTGGAAACGTTTTCTTTCTGGTAATGAAGGCTTAGTTACTTCTACATCTTCATTAGCTAACTTAGTCATTTCAGAAACATCTTCTGTAAATACTACATCCGCAACTTCACCACTTTTTAGAGCCCCTTTCATACGGTTTATATACTGAGCGTTTATATATCCATATAAACTATTATTTCTAGCAGGATCAAATTTAGCAATATAAGGTATCATCGATGTTCTCACATAACTAACCATCTCTTCCATATTAAACCCATCAATACCACCTCTATCTTTATTTGTAAGATCTATTACGGTTCCTTTTGCTGTTTTGTAGTTTCTAGACTTAACTTTAACCATTTTGTCAAGCTCTGAATAAATTTCTGGGTTATTAGGATTAAATCCTTTTGGATCATTACCGATAGCATCAAGTTTAGCTTTTGCTTTATTAGCTACATCACTTACCTCTACATCTTCTTTTGCTTTTGTAGGTTTCTTTTCTGCAGGTTTCTTTTCTGTTGGCTTAACTTCGTTTCTTTTTTCTTCATATTCTTTACGAGCTAATTCAGCTTCCTCTTTTTCAAGAGCAATCATCTTTACTTCGTAAGTATCATAATCAATTTCATTATTATTAAGTTGATCATCAAGATCATCCATTCTATCTTCTATTGATTTAGAATATTTTATTGTTCTAGATATTGGCTCACCGGTTAATAAACTTTGAGCTCTTTTACTTATTCGGCCTTTACTTGCATTGGATTGATATTCTTTTAAGAAATCATAAAAATCACGTCCCTCACTAAATTTAGCATTTGAAAACCCAAGCTTTTGCAATACTCTAAGTACTGGTCTAGCAGCTCTTCTTAATACATCTTTAACTTGGTTTTTATCGCCAATTTCGCCGTAAGCGATAGCATCAATAAATGCTGTAAAATATTCTTCTAAATTTTCATCGCTTAATTTACCAGTATCTTTGTCTAAATAATTATCATCAATACGTTTTTGTACAACCGCTCTTTCTTTAGTAGTTAATACAGATAAAAATCCATTAACAACTTTTTTTCTTTCTTGAGGGTTACTAAGAGCTTTACCTAATACTTTATGTAAAAATTCATGTTGAGCAACATTAATTGCCCCAACTCTTGAAGCAACACTAAGGTTAATAACAGATTGCCCGTTTGGCAAACTAAACCCATCAGATTTAATTGCTTCAGCAACCTCTGCGTTTATTTGATCATCAGATTTTATAGTTGTATTAGCAGGTAATTCTCCAGAAGAGATTGCTTTCTTCGTACTGTTATTTTCTGTAACTAACCATTCTTTATAAGCTTTCTGAAGTTCATCTGTATTCTCAAATACAGCAATAGACCCTTGATTACCTATTTTGTTATTAATATTTTCTTCGCCTAAAGTAGCTACAATCTTTTTAATATTTTCAACATTACTATTTATAACAGATCTATTACCTATTATTTTATTTATTGCAGCGTATTTACCAGTTAATAAAAATTCTCTTTCACTTTCTAATTTACTGAATTGATCTTTTAATTCAATAGCTTTATCTTTCTTAATTTCTGGTGAAAAATTAGATTGAGATAAATTTACATATTCTTCTTTTAAATCTTGTTGTTTTTTGTTTATTTCTAAAACAGCAGTCATATCTTCAACAGGCATGTCATAAACTCTATCTTGTGAGTTCTCAATAACCTTTACAGATTCATTAGCAAGTCTATTTATTTCTAATCTTATTTCATCTGTTTCTTTACCAGATAATTTTGTATTAGTTTGCATCTCTGTTTGTAAAAAGTCAATACGGTCCATTAAATTTTTGCTAGCTGCCATTTCTTGATCGGTAGCGTAGTTTTTTAATTCTTTTGTAACTAATGTAGAAACTCCACCCCCTAATTGTAAACCACCACTCATAAATGCTCCGCCAGCATAAGCCTCTTTAAACCTTTTAGATCTATCTGATGAAGAAACGGTTTTACCTAACAAATGCTCATCAATAAGCATATCTAATCCTTCAGTAAGGACCTCAGTACCCCCCTCAATTTGACTCTCTACCCCGGCAAGACCTATTGTAGATAAAGTTGACTTAATAAAGCTTTCTTTAAATATTTGCCTAGGTTGATTACCGACAGTTGACATAACACGTTTCATGTTATCAAACATTCTTAGAGTACCTAATTTCTCAGGCACAAATTCCGCAAGAGCAAATCCGTATCCAGCTAAAAGCTTTGATCCTAAATCATAATCAGATCCAACTTCATTTTCCATTTCCTGGATCTTTTGTCCGCCAGACCCTAATGAAACAGCCGCAGCTCCATAATTTCCACCAAAATACATTGAGGCATATATAGGAAGTTGTTCGGATACTAATCCAGAAAAGTATTTACCAAAGTCTCCAAAAGAATTAACATCACTAAAAGATGTATTTTTAACATCTTCTTTAATCTTATTACCTACATCTATAGTAGTGCCTGATGCTTCGCTAAGTAATCCTCCAATGCCATATTTGTCTCCTTCTATGTATTCAAGCGTAGATCCAAGTATTTTTCCTGTACCACCAACTATATTAAGACTCGTTCCAATTAGTCTTTGCATATTAGCAGTAACATCATCATAATTATATTTAAAATATTCAAGCTTCTCTTCGTCGCTTTTTATTTTATCTATGTAATTAGGAAAATTATCGTATACTCCTTTTAAACTTTCTACAGCCCTCTTAGCTCCTTCTCTTCTAACTTCATATTTAGCTATCTCCTCGTCTGTAACATCTCCAGAATCATACTTCTTTTTAAAGTCATTAGAGTATATTTCAAAAGCAGATAATTCATTGCCATAAGTTTTAGCTAATATGGTTTGTTGACGAGCTAAATCAGACGATACAAGTACATCTTGCATTGATCTAATTTTAAGCTTTTCTTTTTGTTCAGCAACTTCAGGTAGATATAATGGTTGGTTATCCCAAAATTCTTCGGCTGCTTTACCCTCTTGAACTAATACTTTTTGTTTATAAAATATATCTTTAGCAAGCGCGTCAATATCAGCATTGCTTATTTTATCACCTTTTTTCTTGCCTCTTGATAGTATAGTTATTGCTTCCTTTTTTTCTTTCTCTAATGGCTTATATGGAGATATTGTTAAGTCAATATCAGCACCAATAGCTTGACCAACCATAGAAACTGGTCCTAATACCATTTCATTAAAGAAACCTTTAGCACTTTCTCTTACGTTATCAATTGTTTGCGAGTTGTTAATTTCATTATTATATTCCTCATCAATTAAACCATAATCAATAGGTTTACTTTTTATATAATTAACAATCTCAGCTTCTTTGTCTTCTAATGTTTCAAACTCTTGTTTTACAGGAACTTTAGACACCTCCTCAAGTGTTTTATTAAATTTTGCAGCAGGATTTAAAATATCTTGCATAGGATCTGCAGATACAAACGGCAAAGCCTGATCTTGCTGATTAACAAAATTAGAAACCTTTTCAGTACTCTTTTTTATATTTGCTTTCTTAGCTTTCTTAAACGTATCTAAAAAACCTGGCTCTTTTTTTTCTTGGCCATCGCTCCAAGGATATTTTTTTGCTTTTGGCTTAGCCGCAACAGTACTCTTTGTAGCTTTCTGTTTTAACTTCTTGTTTTTTATAATGGCATCAGCCGAGATTTTCTGCTCGGCTGCCATTCTATTTATATCGTCTTCTGTATATGTTTGTCCTAAATCGTCGATGTACTCAAGCATAGATACTTAATTTAATTTATTATTTTGTTTTTTTATACCCAATCTGTGCTTTTACCACTTTTTCAGATACAGGATCTCCAACTATAAAACCATCTTTGTCAAGTTCATACCAATAACCTGCTTTTCCACCATCATTTTTGTCAGCTATTTTATATCTCTTATTAGGTCCTTTAACAATCGTACCCGCTCCAAGACCTTTTTCAGCTCTTTCACCTGAAGAAGTTTCAAATACCGACTCATTCAATATCTGGGTTTGAGATTTTTTAGGTTCTTTTTTTGGTCCGCCTTTTGCAGTTGTAGATTTTGGTTGTTCTTTTTGATATATATAAACTCCAGAGTCTTCTTTTAAAACATCTTGCTCTTTCATTATTTGAGTATTAACAAAATGGTCCTTATAAGCCTCAATTGCTTCAGCTTTTTCTGTTGCACTAAGTACATTATCAGAATCTAAATATATTGGCTTTAAATTGGCTTTAACGCGATATTTATTGACTGTATTATTTGTATGTAACATTAATTCTTCATCTGTCATACCGGCTAATTGAGCATCTAAATCTGTGTTTACCGCTGCCTTTATTAAATCAACGTCCGGTTCCATCACAATTTTATATCTACCTGAACCTTTTTGTCCAACTTCGACTTCTTTTGTAATTGGTACTCCATTAGCATCTTTCTTAAGGAACGCTTCTTTAATGCGGCCATTTGATTGCATTTGTGCGTCTGGATCTCTTGGGTTAGTTGATTCTAATTCAAAAATATCTGGTTTAGCAGATTTTAAACTTTCATTATTAGCTGTTCTATCTGGTACTGTTTTTATAAATTCAGTACCAAGATCACTTATTTTTTGCAATTTAGATGCAGCATATTCGCGTACTAAGTTTCCTTTGTCATCATATATTTCCCAAACAAGTTCATTTGGATTACCGTTTTTATATGTAGCTTTTTTATTACCGCCTAACTTACCTTGCATTATGCGCAGGGCTCTTACATCATCAGGGTTCATATCTTCTGCTAATCCGCCTGGGCTTCCTATTGGTTTTAACAATAATTTATCTACTTCATCTGCATAAACAGCTACATCCCCTAAACTTTGCGAAAAACTGCCGGATACCGTACTATTTATATCAGCCAACTTCTGCATTGCTACTTGTCTATCATTACCAGTTATTGTATTATTCAATAATCCTGATTTTAATTTTACCGCTTCTTGTATTAGCGGTTCAAATGTTTCAGATAAGTTTAATTTATTGTCTTTAGCGGAAATTTTAGATACATTTGTGCGTAATGAAAAAGCATACTCCTCAGTTTCATTATTTATTTCATCTAATCTTTTTGTATTTGCTTCAAGTTTTTTCTTTATTTCTTCTTGCTTATTAGCATAGCTTTGCGCAAAATTAGAGAATGAACTAGCTATTGTGCTTTGTAAATTTCTAATATGCTCTCCTGATTCTGTGTCAATTATTAAAGCTGGATTTGAATATGCTCCCATATATTGTATTTTTATCTAATATTATTTTTTTGTAAATGCTCCGCCTTGTCCCATTGAAGAGGCTATTGACGATAACCCACCGAGCATACCTGTTATTGCTCCGGTTTGATCTGCTCTTGCTTTTGCAGCTTGCGCTTGAGCGCTTGATAATTGACCGGCAACACGATCCATTTTTGCAACCTCACGAGTCTCACGGGCATTAAACATAAACTCTTTACCTGCAGCTTCTGCTACTTGTACTCTTTGTGCTTCGCTCATTTTTACTTCTTGTATTCTTTGAGCTTCAGCCATTTTAGTTTGTTGCATTTCTTGTTCACCTTGAGCTCTAAGTTTTTGGTTAGCAGCCTCTTGTTGTTCAATATTAGCAGAAATTTCTTTTTTACTTTGTAAAGCGGCTTGCGCTAATGCTGTCGCTCCTCCTGCACTTGCTCCGGTTTGTTGTAAAGTATCTAATGTATTAGCTAATGACATATCGGCTTGTTCCGCTTGAAATTCAGCAGCTTTCGTAGCAACGCCTAAACTTGCGTAAGGATTTGATACCATGCCAGTAAGATCAGATGCTAGCGAACTAACATCCTTTACTCCTTCATATGGGTTTATAATTGCCTGTCTTGATCTTTCTAATGCAGCTAATTCCGCTGCTCTTGCTCTTGCTTCTGCTTCTGCCCGACGCCTAGCTTTTTTTGCTGACCTAGAACCAAATATTCCAGATGCTATTGTTAAACCACCACTAATGGCACCGGCTACTACCATGCTCATACTCTATTCATTTAAAAGTTTATATTCTTTATATTTTTCGTAAGAAGTACACGTTAGCATATCTTCTAATTTTTCTATGTCTGTTATATTATTAGGGTTTGGATATACATTAACAAATATTGTATCTTCCAGCGCTTGTATAACTCTTTTGGTCCCTTCAGGAGCATGTACATAACAAGGGGCAACATAATGGTTTATTCCTTCATCAGTAGCTACCGTTATTTCTCCTTTCAATAAAAACCATGTATGGGAAATCTTATATAGTTTACCTATAACAAGACCTCCCTTTACCATGAACATTTCTCTAATATATACTCCTTCTGAGAAAGAGTGTTTTAGCGGAAACATATCTGAATTTCCTTTTGCTATTAATGGATTATCCATTGCTAACATTGCATTCTCTAATGCTTCCACTTTATTGATGAACCCCGTATTAATTAAACGATGTTCTGAATTTAATTGAATTTGATTTTCCATTTATTTTTAGTAACTTGATATAGAATATACCGAACCAACGCTCCATAATTCTTTTAACCCACCGGGATTAGTAACAGCATCTGTGGACATTGTTACAGTAGCATATCTCCCTTTAATACCCGTCATTTGCGCGCCGTAAATTACTTCACCGTCAGTTGGTAAACTATTATTTGTTAAGTTTGCAAAATATTTATTTTCTTTTCTATCAAAGCCATAATGGTAAGTTACACCTCCATCAACATAAACGCCTCCTATATAACTTGGTACTAATGCTGTAGTATCATACGTAGAAATCCATGTACCTGGTGTACTGCCTGGATCCGCTCTTTGAGCATCTGATATAAAACTATTAACCTGCCAACCATTGTCTCCTTCGTAGTTTACTGTTTTAAAGTTTTTACTAACCGCTGGGTTTTCATTAAACACAAAAGTTATAGAAGCTGGTGATGTAACACCATAAAACGATCCAACCGGAACGTTATTACTATAATGTATCCAAAGAGTACCTGAATTTAATGAAAATACTTTATTCCTTATACTAAATAGTTGTGTAGGTTTAAAAGTAAGAAAACTTGAAAAACCATTAACTAATTCATCAAAGTTTAAGGTACTATAATTTTGATCAGGATTTGAGACACTACGTTGTAAAGATAAAACATATTGTTTATTATGAATATCCCATCCCCCAATAACATTACCTTGCCCATATTGAGCAGAATTTATATTATTAAAAGTATCTCTAAAAAAGTCAGTCATACCGTTTTCAGAAATTTCAGTTAAACCATCTTGTGATAATCTAAGTACTGCATTTCTAAATCTATCAGTAAAGTATTTTCTATATCCATATACAGCAAAACTTTGTGGGTCTTGACTAATACCATAATTACCAGCATAAGCTTGAATATCTCCAATTACAGCATTAGACGACGTTACTGTTCCTCCGCCTTCAGCAGAATATATTGCATCTTTATCAATTAATGCTCTACTAACTTTATCTTCTTGAAAGATTATTAAGTTTGTATCTTCCGCATATAATTTTTGTATTGAACCATTAGATGGATTAAGACTTTTTGTTATATCTTCAGCAACAGAAAATTGATTAGTATTATTAATGCCTGTTCTTGAATTATATATACCTGAGTATATTAAAGAATTTGCTCTAATAGAAGCACCATTGTCATCTTCAACTAAGTATGCTTTTACACCAAAATCAACTGTAGTATCGTTAAAGCCCCCTTGTATTCTAGATTCTTCTATAACCCATTCGCTATAATTATCATCTAAAATATTTAATAAATCTGGTGCTGGATAACCGCCAATTTCTTCTGGTATACCAAAAGATCCGCCATATACAGGTTCATAATCTAAAAGTTCATTGCTTAATACTTTCTTTAATAAAAAAGTATTAAAATATTTAATTTCTATTGCCGCTGCCATATAATTATTATCACTTATTTATTATATTAATTACAGTAAGGTAATATAAAACCACCTTACTGTAATATTATTATACACTTTGTAAATACATACCACCAGTTCCTCCTCCGCCTAGTTCAGAAATATCACCTGAGCCGCCTCCTCCTGAGAAGATAACAAATATATTGTTAAATGTGTAGGTTCCAGGTCCAGATAAAACATGAGCCTCAGAGGAGAATGACCCCGGCGCCCCATCAAAAGCACTTGCAAATAAAGCTGAATAGCCAACTATAGTAACAGTTGCCTGTACATTGTTTGGTCCGTCCGGAAAAGGAAATGCCCCGGCTCTTACCTCACAGTTATATCCATCTAAAACTGTTATTTCACCAACAGCAGAGAATGTTCCAGTTATTTGTGTTGATGTTATATCAGTGTTAACGCTAATACCTGCAGTAGCGGATATAACTATAGTTATGTCTACTTGATCGGTATCTCCTCCGGCATCTGTTAATACTATTGTTAATTCTGCGGTTCCTTGATCTATATCAACAAATGTTTTTGTTAATAATCCAGTTACTGGATCTATTTGAAATTGTATACTACCGCCAAGTATTGACCATTGTAAATCTTCTCCGTCTCTTCCTCCATTTATATTAGAGCCATTGTTTCCTTGAAATAAATGAACAACTGGCGAAAGTGGACTTGGAAATATTGGTTCGGTTGGTTTGTTTAATATAGTAGGGTCTACATTCCTTAATCGCCCATCCTTAGTAAAAGTAGATGTTATTGGAACTGGAATAAAAGTATTAACAGTAAATGTAAATTTATACGATTCTAATTGAATAGCGTTAAACCCATAATAAAAATAATCGATTATTTCTATATTAAATTTACCATCAGCAGATCCTTGAGTCATAATAAACTCATTTCTTGGATTCCCGGCTCCATCAACAACAGTCATAGTTATATCTCCTAATGGAATTTCTAACAATGTGCCAATTAAATCCACAAAGTAAAAATCGTTTACCGGATTATACAAAGGGTCAAAAGGCTCAGCTGCTTCGTCTAATAAAAAATTCCAATTTTCTAATCTTGAAGGAGCGTCAGACCCGGTTACAATTGCTTCATTCAATTCGCTTATTATACCAGAAGTTGATGTTTCCCAATATATATCTAGCCTAGAATCAAAAGGATCGGTTTCCGCAACAGCTAATCTTATTGTTTTTGCAAACGGTTCGCTTGGCCCGGCTTCAGCAGTAGTTATACCAAGTTTTGTATCAGTGGTTAATCTACCTATTAAAGGATTTGAAACTACCTGGTAAAATTGTAAATATTCATCAGGTAAAGCTAAAGGGGGTATAGGAGGCGAAAACAAAGAATTAACCGTTGCAATAGTATTTACAAAAGAAAACGAATTACCAGGATAAAACTGTTGGTTTTGCCAATCTGGTTCAACATTATTTACTCTAGAATATAATTTAACACTACTTCTATATTGTTCTTGTGTATTACTAACATCATTTAAGTCTCTAGGTACTTTGTTTATATTATCTCCTATTAATACAAAATGAGATGTCTTATCAAGTTCTTTTAATGGTTCCATTGGATAAGCGGCCATCATGCCGGGTAAATATACATTATAGTAATCCTGTTCGTTTTGTTTTACCACAATTTTATAGGAATACCACCCTAGTGGATTGTAATCATCACTATTAGCCACACCATTATATATACCCGGCCAATCTGAAATTCCCCCGCTATCTATTGGATTATTAAATAATACCTTTAATGAAAGTCCAGGCCATTGATTTACTAATCCATCTTCTGGGATTTCACTTCCGGGGCTAGTTTCTTCTTTATAAGGTACATACAATGAAGCCGCACCAAAACTGTTATTAAAAGAACTTAAAGCATTAGACAATATCACACCTGATTGTCTACCAAACTTATCGCTTAGGATAATACCTACTTCGTAATTTCTATTTTGTTTTACAGAATGATTAGGATATTCTATTAGACTAGTGGTATTTGCTTCTAAATTAAAAGGACTTTTTTCATTACATGCAACATTGTAATTTAAGAACTTGGGGTAACCCTGTTTGTCTTGATAATTACTATAAATAACTCTATTGCTTGCTATTTCTTGACCTAAAGCTCTTACAGGTGTTTTATCATAAACCCTTAAAGTATCTCTTTCTGGTAGGGTTCTAAATGGCTTTTTTGATTGGTAATTATATACATATACATCACCAGTTCCCGCTTGTGAAGCTATTTCTGTATATGGTATAACGTCAACAGTTTGTACAGATAGGTTATCCGACTCTTTATATAATATTTCTATTTCTGCTATTTTAAATTTAGATTGTAATTCATCTGCATTACAAGGTAATTTTATTTGTAATAAAATATTATTAACTTTATTATACATAAATGAAACAATAGTACTTCTATATGCAGCAGTTTCATCATCTATTATAGGTTCTTGTAATGGGTCAGGATTTGGTTCATATAAGAAATACCCGTCCTGTCTTGGAATATAAGCTATTTGAGTGAATGGAGCAAAAATTGAATACTCATTATCATCAAATTTATATCTATAACTAAATCTTACGAATTTATTTTCTAAGAATGTTGGATCCCCAATGTAATCTGGATTATAATATGGATTAGCATTAAACTTTACCTCAAGGTTATCTGCTAATGTTATATTAGCGTCAACTACAACAGTAAAAGTGGTGTCATTATAAGATACTACTCTTATGTTAGGTGGTATATCTGAAAGAGGATCTGTACTTGATATTAACTGTCCAACTTTGGGCCAAAATTCAGGTAATCCCGGATCATCTATTACAAATGTATTAGTAGCAGAAATAGCTCCATCCACTATAGCTGTTGATCCACCTCCTGGTAAAAACTCATCGGTAACATTGTACATTGTTGTTTCGTCTCTATTAACATATAATAAAGATATTGTACCACTAGTAAAAATAGTATCAGATGAAACGGTAAATGAAATTACATTAGGACCAGTTGTATTTATAGCTGTAACCTCGCCGCTGGTAAAATCAGATGTACCAGGCGTAGCATAAACAATATCCCCAATATTTATTAAACTTGCAGGGAATGTTAGGCCAGGTGTTATTTCTGCAGTATACGGACCAGAGCCAGAAACAGTTCCAACAGTTGCCGTACTTGCTAATTCAAGTGCAGATGTTTTATATAAATCTATCGCATAAACAGGGCTTAATTTAGCAACTGATATTTGATCTTCTATAGTGTAGTATGTAATTGAATTTAATGCTCTAGATATATTTATTTTTCTAGGCTGATTTCTATTGTCTGTCCAAAATAATAAGTCTTCTAAAAGATTAACACCTATAATTGGATTTGTTTTTGAAAAATTAAGGAATGGTCCTTCTACTAATTTTGTATAAGTATTTTGAAGAGAATTATATAAATATATATAATTGTCTGCAAGTTTATTATATTGGCCATTTAATGTTGTATCTGTATAATTTGTTAAAAATAAAAATACTCTACTATTAGATGTATCAACAAAATAACCAATACAATCTAAATTAGTAGACTCTGTTAAAGTATTAAAATCTATAACAAGTTCATTCCCTAATATTGTTTGTAAGGCACCAACATCTGAATTTTCAGATTTGCTTATTTGTAAATTTATAGCATTACGATATTCATTTTCGGCAATTAACCGATCATCAATATCTTTATTCATTTTAGCGCCTGTAAAATTATTCGTAGTTTCTGCCATTATATTTTAGTGTTTAATCCATTTTGATTTACCTCTCATAACCTGTACAATTTCATGTAACTTGATGGTAGATAAGCGTATCTTTGTATTTCTTAATTTAGCAAACTTTTCTCTGTTTAATCTTTGTACTAAATACTCAGGTGAATCTCTTCGGGTAGCAACAATAGCATGTAATATATAAGCGTACATAGCTTCTTCTGCCATTTTAGGTACTCTTGTATCTAAATCATAAGCTAATCCATCAGATATATAATCCAATGTAATGATCATCTTATGTAAATTGCTTGAGAAAGATACTTTGCCTTCTCTATCATTTATTGTAAACCAACCATTACCTTGAGCAAATTGCGGATCTAATCCATACTGTCTTCCAACAATACCAAAGTTATCCCAACCATAATCATAAATATCAAGTCCGTTATTATAGTTTACTGAGTTAGCTAAATACGTGCCATTAAGCATATCTGTATTTGCTCTTCTCCATCTTTCCTCTATAATAGGTTCTGTGTCAATGTTGCTATCAAAGTTGTCCTGTACCTCAACTCCATAATCGTCCTGTAAAGGAGCTTCTGATGGATTAGATGTTAAGTTATTAGCTGGATAAATTGGATGCTTTACGCCTTGCCTATCGATCCAATACATACCAACATAGTTAACATAATCCTGTGGTAATACAACGCTTAATGAATGTGGTATAGTTAATTCTTGAGATTTAATACTTTTCAATGTATCATAGCTAAATTCTTGCATCGCTCTTTTAGCGTGAAAGATTACATCGGTTCTTTTTACATCGGGTATTAATTTACCATTACCAACATAAGCAACCATGAAGCTATTTATAACATCATTTAAACTTGTATATTGGTAACCTCCGTAGTTTTGTTCAACAGTTGTTCCATAAGCATCTTTATCGCCATAGTTCCCGCCTGTTAATATTTTTAATTGAATAACCACATAATAATTATCCGGTATTGCGGTTGCTGTAGTTATAGTATTATCATTAACAACAAACCCAGCAGTTCCAGAAAGACCTTGAGGGTATTCTAAAAATGTACCTGGATAACCTGTAGCGCTTGTATATAACTTAAAATTATTTAAAGGATAATTTACATCAGATGGATCCCAAGCGTTTATTCCACCTGAGACTAAATTAGTATTAAAAGTAGTGGTAAAAGAACTTTGTCCAAGAACATTATCAACTTGAAATCCTTGTGCACCCTCGTAATATTGTCTGTTTGTTTCGGTAATTAAACCTCCATTAGGCATTGGCATAGGTCTTAGTTTTTAGAGTTAATTTCTTCTTGTTGAGATTTTTGTGCTGCAACTTGTACAATTTCTGGATCACGTATTATAACTCCAGCATATAACAATATCTTAGTTATAACATTTGTTTGTTCAGCCGCATCAATTTCAAACTGAACAGAGTTTACTGGGGAATATATATATGGACCACTTGTCCAAGGCACACCGCCAAATCCTGTATATCCCCAAATAACATTATTTGGTTTTCTGATATAAGAAACACTAATGTCGCTTGTTATATCTTTAGGCCATACATATATTTTAGGGTTTGTAGTATTTGTTCCAGCTGTTCCTACAGTGGAATTTTCATATACATAAAGCGGAAATGATTTTGTAGGTTTTGTAAGTGGAGATAAATTGATATATAATAGGTAGTCTTTTTGAACTCTCTCTATTTCTATTTCATCTTTATATATAACTGTACCAATCTTGTGTAGATTTGTTGGCACTACAAAATGGTCAGTACTAAATGTACAATTACCAAATGTTTTGAATATAGAAATCATATTGTCTATATTCTTTTGTCTATCGGCGTATTCCGTATTAGATTGTGGAACCCTTAATTGTTGGTTTAAATCATCAAAATAAGATTCAAATATTTCTAGTTGAACCTGTGTTGCTACTTTGTTAAACTCATCTGGAGTCATATAGCCTCTCTGTTCTTTATTAAGAATGGAAAGTACTGTTTTGTAAACTGTATCTACGTTTATTGCCATTGTTTGTTTTTATTATAATATTTAGGCAGCTACCGCGTTATTACGCAATAGCCGCCTTTATATTAGTATTACGTATTATTGAAGTTTTTTCTCAATAGATTGGAAGATTTCAATACCTTCGTCTGTCTTGAAAAAAGCAGCCATAGCCGAATACGGATTTTCATCAAATGGAACTGTCATTAATTTTTTACCATTAGTTGCCCATTTAAAATCACGTTGATCAGGGGATAGCTTTATAATATTCGCTTCGCATGCTTTAATAGCAAAATTACGCAGCTGTATGTTTTCATCATTAACTAAATCTAAGAACAAAGCTGGGTTCCTCTTAGCAAAGATTAATAAATCTCTTTTTATCTCCTTAGAAGTCATCTTAGATACCTTAGAACCTAATTCAACACGAAGAATTGCTTCAGCTTGATCTACATCCATAGTTGATGCAGCTGTCATTGCTTCTAATTCTTGTTCTAAATAATCTAATTCGTCAACCGCAATTAATATAGCGTCAAACTCTTGATACTTTCTATTAAGTTGTGGATGAAATAGAGATAATAATTTTTGTAAATTTTGTTGTTCTTTTGGAACTGTTAGTGTCCCATTCTTAAACATAATGTGTCCAAGTGTAGCTTCTCCTTTTTGTTCGTCTACAAATGGTGAATTTTGATTTGTTGCATATCTCAATTCTCTTTGTTCCTTTTTATCTTGATCAAACCATAATAAAGGGAATCTTCTAGAGTGTCTTGAAGATATTGTATAAGTTAGTGGACTGTGTGGTCCCATTAATAGATATGTTCTATCTTTTACTTCCCAAGTATCTTGGGCAATTGTTTTTTCTTTTGACATGATATAATATAATTAATTATTTTTTATTTAAAGAGTAAAAAAGAGTAAAAATTACCCTCGAAATTTCAACGAGGGTAAAATTTACACTAATTGTTTACTACTATAGTGAAGAAGTAAATAACACGAAGTTATTAGCTCCTTGAACACATAAACATCTTTCAGATAAGAAGTTTACCTCCATTGCATCTAAATCAGATGTATATGCCCCACCAACAGAACCTAATACCCAAGATTTCATTCTTCTATCGTCAGCTTGAGAAGCTCTATAACGAACGTGTAAGAATGGTCTACGAATATTTGTTCCTAAAATTTGATCATAAACAGTTGAAGTTCCTGCAGGTACTAAGATACCATCAATAGCAGACTCAGCTACAGCTCCACGAGTAGAAGCATCATTTAAGTATTTCCAATCTGTTTTATAGAAATCGTAAGAACCTCTACGGAAACCAGAGAATCCTAAGTTCAATGCCATTTCTTCAGAGTTTTCAAATAACCCGTAAGCAACACCACCAGCAGCACCAGAAGATAAAGAAGCTAACATATCATCAAAATCTAAAGATGTTTGACGGTTTAAGAACAACATGTTTTCTTCAATAGCACCTTGAGTATCTAAGTTTCTTAAGATTGAATCGAAATCCGCTAATCCAGCAGCAGCAGTAAAGTTGTTTAATACGTTACCTCTTTCTTGAACAGCAGCGAATAAACCTTGTGTACCTTTTTTACCAGCAGTTAATGCAGCAGATCCAGCAGCAGCTAATTCACCCTCTACAACAGCCATTTCTAAATAATCCTCAAAACGTAATCTTGTTTCAGACTCAGCTTTTAAGTACCACATAAATCCACCAGCACCATCTTCAGTAGCAATTTCTACCCATCCGATTTGTGCAGTATCAGAACCATTAACAACATATTTGTTACGGATGATAATTGGAGAGTTAGAGAATTGAGTAAAGCTTGGTTCGATGCTTGTATAATTGTCGTTTACTAAAGTAGATCCTTTTTTGTATTCAGAACCATAAACGAAGATTTTTAAATCATCCATTCCATCTGTAAATCCAGCAGCAGCTAAAGTAGCAGCAGTATAAGGAGCAACAGTTAAAGCACCGGTAGTAATGTTACTAGCGGTTACAATAGCTTTTACTTCTAATCCTGTAGCAGGATTCATAATAACGATAGTTTGATTGATAGAAATAACGTTTTGTACGAAATCAGCAGGGTTAGCTGGAGTTAAGTTAACTGGAATAAGTAATGTATTCGCAGCAGCACTTGTTACATCAACTCCTGTGTAAGCAATGTGCAATCTATTTTGTTCTGACCAAATAACCTGATCTGAAGCCATTGGCATTTCAGCCCCTACCATACGTAAGAAACCAGATAAAGTTCTGTTTCCATAACGCTCTACTTCTTGTTCGTAGATTTCTGGTAAATATTGTTGTGCAAAAGATACGAAATCCGCGTTAGTAGGATCCGTAAAGTTTAGATAGTTAGTATCTAAAGCTTGTTGTTTCTGAGACGGTTTAATGGTCCCAAAGTTAGGCGTTACATCTGCCATAGTTTTTTAATTTTAATTGTTAAATTTACTTTTTATTTTTAGTTTTGTAGAATCAACACCATTAATTGCTTTAACTTTAAAACCATTTACAAATATTTCTCCACTAGCAGTTTGCCTAGGAGCTGTATTTATGTTATTAGATTTTGCGGTTATTTCTTTAACAGCATCGGCTTTACCTTGTTCGTAAAAATGATTAGCCAAGGTATCTACGTTTTCTGCAGCATACATTGCTTTGTGATAGCCTTTCAAATCTGTAACTTCCCCACTATCATTCAAGAACCTCTTGATTAGGTTAGTAATGTTTGATTGCTTATCTGCCACAACATCTGTATTTTGAATGCCATATCTAAAATTCTTTTCCCCTAACTTAAAATCAAAACCTTTGAAATCTTGAGAGAAAAAACTTTTTGTGTCATTTTTAAATTTAGAATGTTGAGTGTCTACAATTTCCTGCTCTTGTTGGTATCTGTTGAAAAAGTCAAGCGCCTTTTGTTGATCTTTATTTACACTTGGTCGTAACTTAACTTCCTCGTAATATTTAGATTTAAGATCTTCTAAAAACTCTTTAGCTTTTGCAACTTCTTCCTTAAATGCGAGTTTCTTTTTACGGATGTCTCGCTCATCGTCTTCGTCCTCATCATAAGCAAATCGATCGTCCATTAAGAAATCAATCTCTTCTGCGTCAAGATGTGGTCTAGTCTTTTTATAATATTCTTTTAATAATGCTTCACTATTAATATTTGAGTAGTCAGAGTTTAATCTAATATAATCTTCGATAGTTCCTCCTGTCTCTTCCATAAAAGAAACTAACTTCTCAATATTTTCTGGTAATTGTTTACCTGTTGATTCTAATTCATTAAAAGCCTCTACAGCTTCGGCTTCAAGTTCAGTAGTTGAAGTATTAATTTCTTCATCTGATACTTCTTGAATTACTGTAATAGTTGTTACTTCTTCTTTGCTTTCAACTTGGATGGTAGGGACTTCTTGTTTGGTGTCTCCTTGCTCCATTTCTTGCAATCCCATTGCGGGCTGTTCTGACTGTAACACGCTTTCATTTGTGCTTTGCTCTTGAATGGCATTTGTATCTTCTGTTTTAATTGTTTGTAAATCAACTTTTGCAACTGTAGCCGGTTTATTTAATTTCTTCGGCGTTGCTCTTGGTTTAGGTTTTTGTAATTTAAAACTTCCTTCTTGTTTTACGTTTTCTGACATAATATAATAATATAAAATTGGTTAATATTTTTTTACATAAGAGCTAAATCAAACTCACCCATACCTTGATCTTCAAAGTTCTTTGGTAAAGTGTTATTTTTTCTTTGCTCTATAAGTTCTGATTGCTGACTGGCTTGTATTTTTGTTCTTTGATCTTTACGATCTTCTGCTTGTCTTAATTTTTCATTAGCGACTTGTATTTGTAATTGCCCCAACTCTAAATCATATTGGAATTGTTCCGCTAACAATAGTTTCTTATTTTGTAATTCTTGTTGCATTCTTTGTATCTCAAGATTTGCTTTAGCTTGTAATACTTGTATTTCTGTTTGTGCTAATGCTTCTCTTTTTTGTACTTCAGCCATTGCAGCCGCTTCAGAAGCTTGTGCTTGTGCTTCACCTTGAGCTCTAATATTATCTTGCTGAACAGCTTGATCTCTTTCTTGCTTTTTCTTTCTCTTATATTTAAGTGCTTGATTAGCTAAATCTATATTATTAATTCTATTCAAATCAATAACATCTTCCAAATCAATACCGCCAGATTGTAAAGCTATTTGTACGTTTCTTTCGAATGCAGCTTTATCTTCTTCTTCTGGTTCTAACTCAAGGAATATACCAAAGTCGTGTAGATTAAGATTCTCAATCTCTTTTAATGTTTCTACATTGAACAAAGAAATACTTTCTATCAATGCTTGCTTAGTTAATGGGAAATTTAATGAATCATTAATTCTAAGGGATACATTTTCACATATTCTTAATGTTAAATATAAACTTGCATCTTTTATGTGTCTTGTAGCGGTATTAGAATTTGCCGCAGCCATTTTTTGTAAACCAACTAAAGCATCTCTATCTGGAGTGCTTCCATCTTTTGCTTCATTTAATCCGGTCACATCCCGTATCATTTGTAAATAATATTGGTATGTTCCTATTAAAGCTTGGATCTTAGCATTACCATTAGATGTTTGTAATTCTTGAATAGGTACTTTACCCGGGTTCATTCCACCATCTTGCGACATAGATCTACCAACAATAGATCCAGTTTGGAAATACATATTAAGTGCTTCCGCTGGATTATAGTTTGTTCCATTACCAAGATCAACTTCCGCTAATCCATCAACATCAACAAATACTCCATCAGGAACCATTCTTGATAATACCTGTTGCAGTTTTAAATGTGTTAATTGGATCATATCAGCAAATGTAGTAGTTCTACTTACTAATGATTCAATTCTTCCTTTATATATTCTTGGAGCACAAATGGTATAATTCATTTGTACTTTTGTAGTATCAGCGTATGAGCGAGTCATATTCTCGGCTAACTTCCATTCTAGCATTTTTTCAAAACCTAAAATCTTAGCTCCTGAATATAATACTTCTATACTTCTAGATACTCTTTTAAAATTATCATTTTCAGGCGGATCAAAACTATCGTCTTTTTCAATAGCTTTTTCCATTCCCTGTTCTGTTTGTTTTATTTTAAATACTTGGTTTGAATATGTTTTATATTCAAAGTACAATACTTGTACAGTAGTATTATCATTACTTTGTCCTGGATAATTACGTATGTAATTCATATCCCCAGGATATTTTTCAATCTCTTTTAAATCTTCATCAGATAAATAAGGAAACTGTTTTTTTAATTCTTCTAAACTAATAGCTTTAACTTCTCCAACATAATATACATCTTCAAAGTTTGGATCTTCTGTATAAGAATATACTAAGTTAGCTGGATCAACATAATCAATAACAATACCATTAGCAGCATTCCATGATGTTTTTCCACATGCAATACCAATAACAGCTAAATCGTAATTTAATCTTTTTGCTATTAAATCATACTTATTAGTTGCTAATACTTGATTGATTACTTCTTCCTCAGCTATTTCTATTGAAGGTTTGTAATCTAATTGTAATCTCATTTCCAATTCTTCTTTACTTTCTGGAAGATTAGAAGGATCTGCACTATTATATAAGTTAGCACCTAATTTGCTTTGGATCTCATCTAAAAGATCTTTTGCCATCATGTCTCTAATTATACCCGCTGCATAATCAGTTTTAGCTTTAGTAGACGCTGGATCTTGAGCATAAGCTTTTATACTATAACTTTTGTTAGATATACCATTAACAACTATATCTACAAATTTTGGCAATATAGGAATTGGTTTCCAATCTAAGTTAAGGTAAGATAAATCACCATTGATTGATAATTCATCTTTATATTTTTGTATAGGCTGTTCGCCTCTGGCGTAGAGTCTTAGTCTATGAAAGTTCTGCCAATTAGAACCAAATCTATCATTGCCAGCTCCTCCAATTCTATCTCCTCTAAACCATTCGTTTTCAATAGCTCTACCAACTAAAGCTCCGTATTCGAGTGATTCCTTTGTACTATCAGGTACTACCTGGCTTGGAAAAGAACTGTTACTATTAGTATAAATCATTTATTATATTATTTTTGAAGTATTGCCATTATTGTCGTATCTCTTAAAATTCAAAGGCACTGCTTGTTTTTGCACCTCATAAACTGGAGTATACATGTGTTTATTACATGCCATTATTGCTAATCCTGAACTAATAGAAGCATCGTGTTTAGTTCTATTACTAATATCAAATCTTGCCCAATCATTTAATGTACGTTGAAAATACATTGATCCAAAGTTATCGCCTTGAATACCAACATGATTCTCAACATAAGTTTCTATTGCTGCGGCATGTGCTTGTATAATATCTTGACCTGAATTTGGTATACCACCTATTTCTTTTTCTGTAGGCGATAATTTATTCCAAACTTTATCTGGACGATTCATTGAAAATCCTCTATAACCTCTTCTCTTAAAATAATATAGTAACCTAGCTTTATTATTCTCAGCAAGTATTGGCATACCGTAAAATACGCAAGCCATTAAAACTTCTTCAAAAAATATCTCAGCTGTTTGCGGTCTAGCTATATACTCTAGAAAAAAGTGATTAGCAGGGATGTTTTCCATTGAAAACTTTGTAAGCCCGTGTAATGCGCCATTAGATCCTCTTGAATCCACTGTTCCTGAAATGTCATAACTATCACAACCAAAGGCACCACAGTGCTCATTGCCAGGATATTTCATTCCATCTTTTATTATTACGCGGTTTTGCAAGTATTTATCGGGAACCCAGCTAATAAGAAATCTTCCATCCTGATTTGGATAAAACATTACTTTAGAGTCTTGTACACCATTCTCCCATTGAAAGCTTCCGCGTGTTAATACACTAGAGTGTCGTAAGTCATCATTATAATCAATCTGTTCATATATCTTAGTAAGATTGAATAATGCTTGTTTTGCCTCATCTCTAAAAGCGTGTTGTTCCGTTCTAGGAAACTGTCTATAGTATTCATTTAAAGCATCAGAGTCTGATTTTAAACCTTCAACCTCATTCTGCCAATGCTCAATAACCCCTGAATCAATCCATTTACCATCAACACCTTTTACGGGTTTTTCTGGAGTGTCGAAGACAGGTAAGCCATGAGAATCAATGAAGCCCTCGTAGGACCATTCCATAGGTATGAACAAACTATATAATCCTGAAGTAGTCTGTCCATTGCGGTTTCTTTTTGTAACATCTGAATTGTAATAAAGTTTTTTAAAATTCTCTCCTCCCTTATCTAAAGCATTTGATGTTGAACCCATCATACACTTACCAATAATTTTAGATCCTAATCTAAGACACGTTTTTGTTACACGCCAGTTGTTCAATATATTATCTGGTCTTTCCCATTTACCACTTTCGTCATGTGCTAAAAGTTTTAACTTTTCCCCATCATAACTATTGTCTCCGGTATTCTTCCAGTCAATTGTTGTATCTAATCCATCAAGCTCTTCAAGCTTTTCATTTGCATCTAATTTCTTACGTGTAAGTTTTGACGCAGGTATTCTATAAGCTAATTCAGTTTTAGGTCTATCCATACCATCTTGGATAGGTTTAAAAAAGAAAGGATAGTTTATAGATATAGGAACAACCTTATCTGTAAACATCTTTTTAGCATCCGCTCCTGATTTTGATAATATACCAAAACGAGCATCACTTGATATTGTTGCTTGATTAACTAATTCTGCTGAAGACATAAATGAAAATCCAGAACGTCTATTCTTTAAATAGCACATTCCGTAACATCTATCATCTGCTTTACAAGCTTCCCAAAATATAAAGAAAAGTCTATTAGACTCTCTAAAGTCAGGAGCTCCAACGTCTATCTTGCTCCATTGCAAGTACATATAGTGTGTACCTGTTATATATGTTGGTTTACCATTATTATAAAAAGCAAACCCTTCTTCTCTGTGTTTAAATTCTTGATCGATGTAATCGTACCAGCGTTCCTTAAAAACATCTGGATACTTGTTCCAATCAAATACATTTTTAATCTTTGATAATTCTTTAGGAAATTCAGCTTGATCCCAATATTGCTCTTCCTTTTTATCAGATCTTTTATAAGAACTTTCTATTAAAGGTAACGCTATTTTAAGATCTTGAATCTCATATATCTCACCAATCTTTCCGGTACGACTTATAACAATAACATTGTGGTCCTTGTTATATCCGTATTCCCATTTACTATGGCGGTTTTTTTGTTTTATAATATTAGGCTTAATGTAATCATCAAGTACCTTGTATAAAGTTTGTTCGTACATTATTTAGATCTCCCTTCCGCAAATCCTTTAAACACTTTAGTGTCTGCTTGCTTATCAGAATCTTCTAACATTCTTTCTTCTTCTTGGATTCTATTTAGAATTTCAAAAGCGTCAAATATAGCTAGCTTTTTTGTAGCTGCGGCATTCTTTAACTTTTCAGGTTCAGGATCATCTTCATTACCCATTAATATTGGGGACTTAGCAACTTTAATTAATTCATCAACTGCTTCTTTACCTGCCTGGATTATACTCTTCTTCGTGTCCTTTATATCCATATTTAATTACAATATCATTAGATTTCATACAATATAATCTCTGATCATCTATTATAAACTCAAACTCACTGTACGGTTTGTAGCCTACAAGATCACCAGGACTAATTCCGAGCCCATTTAAGGACTCATTACCATATTTTAGTATTCCAATATGCTTTTGCTCTTTGGATAGCTTAAATTGGTCTTTATTTTTTATTGGCATTACAAAACAACGGTCGCCATTTGACTTCCATTTATTATCTGTTTTGTATAAATAGATCTGATCAGGTGAACAAAAATATAAATCTTCTTTAAAGTATGATCTACTATTCTTTTGTCTTCCCTTAATGTCATAGAATCTTCTAAATACATTATGATGTATAATAACAATATCGCCTATTTTTATATCTGTTTCGCCAAACAATGGTACTGATACCACCTCGGCTAATTTATTTACAGACTTAAAAGTTTCGATTCTTGTGTTTGTTATTAGCTTTTTACCATCAACATCAACTTCATTATTGTATCTAGATCCTACAGGTTTAATTATAAAATCAAATACAGCTGTCATATTCATTAGTATTCTAAATCATATTCAACTGATATTGCCATATTGCAATTAAACTTTTTCCACGGCATTACTTCATCTTCTTTTTTAATGTAGATGTTATAAGAGTTGTCAGTGGTATCTAATAATATATAAGAGATGCGATGCCCTCCGTAAACCTCTTGACCTACGGAGTAATGCATTGCATCGTCTTTATAATTAGTTCCTATACTTATTTTTCTAACTACTGAATCCATTATGCTTCAACTACAGCTTCTGGCTCAATCTCAGTGTATGAACCATCGGTTAAATTAATATTAATTGCACCGTATTCTTCCTGAAGTTTGTTTTTGGTTTCTTCAATAAGATTATTAAGATCAGCTATTTGGTGTAACAACATGTGTTTTTGTGATTCTACCATACCTATATTTACTAATATAGTATTAAGATCTTTTTGCTGATTTGTAATAGTTTCTAATTGTTCTGTTGTAATTTGTCTTACTACTTCCATTTTTATTTAATTTGATTGTTAATATTAGTAGCAACGTACTGGAGTCGAACCAGTTTAAGCGGGCTTATGAGACCCGTGAGATACCTTACCTCCCACCTGCTATTTATTTAATTACGTGTTTTATTCAATTATTAATTCGTCTACTGGTCCATCTGCATTTTGTGGGTATCCTGCAAAAGAATGTACGCAATCAACAGGATAAACCTCGTTAGGTGTGAAATCAATTACATCAGTAGTCATTACGTCGTAAAACACACCATCGTAAAAAATAGGTTCTGTAATTACATTGCCCTCTTCGTCGTAAGTGCCAGGTACTTTAACAATTTGTCCAATTGATACAACAGCTTGAGTTCCGTTAGCATAAGCTAATCCGTCTTCTGTTTCTATGTAAACACCTTTAGCGATTAAATCAGCTATTGCAGTTTCTTTATCTAAATAATTTAATTTATAAATATTCATATTATAGTGTTGTTAATTGTGCAAGTTCTGTATTTGTTAATGCAGAAGGAAAAATCATTGTTGATTTTATTTTAGAACCTAATTGTAAATCAACATAATTTCCTATATATAAAGTGCTAACAGCGGGAATTGTACATAAAGTGTCTACTCCTATCTGAACTCCATTAATATAAAAAGCTACATTATTTTGTTCGCATCTTAAAGCGTATTTTAAAGTTTGCCCTATGCTATAAGAACCTGAATTAATTGTAAATTGAGCTGTTGAAGTAGAATTATTTGCGGTTGCTTGTAAACCATTGAAATACTGAACTATAAAAACAACATCAGCGTAGTTTCCACCTGTTGGTAGTTTTAAAACTAAATGCCTTGCGTTATGAATACCTTCGTTAATTATTTCTCCATAAACTGTATAAGTAGTACCTATTAAACTACTTATAGCTGTTTTAGATATTACATCTGCATTACGAGTAACAGTTGAAGCTACTGTTGGTATGTATGATGTAGCGTTTGCACCTACTTCTAATTGAGCACCCCATAAAAATAAACCGTTTACATTATTACCCGCAAAAGATTGAAACCTAACCGCTGTTGAATTTGTTATTGCAGTTAATATAATTTTATAACTTCCCGTAACTGATGCAGTAAAAGTTGCAGTACATCTATACCAACCATCATTTCCAATGCTTGTTATTGTTGCGGTAATACCCGAATCTACCGTTCCTAAAACTCCACTATTTAAGTCAAAATTTGCACGTGTTCCCAATAAAGCACTTGATGCAGTAAATTGTATGAAATTGTTTTCAGCTTTTTTGCCATAAAAACTAAAAGTATAAGTTGTTCCCGAAACAAACGAAACAGAACTACTTTCTGTAATATGCAAACTTGTTGCAGATGTAGGTATAAATTTGTCAGCAGTAGTAGTGCCGTCAGGTGAAGTTGTTGAATTAGCAGTAATATTTATTGCAGTTTTAACCCAAGCTGCGTTATCTAATTGTTCCGAATAAGTAACTAAATTCGTTCTTTGTGGCTCAACTAAAATACTCGGACAACTTGAATTTGTATAGTCTAATCTTGGTACGTCTAATCTATCGGTTGTAGGAAAATATTCTTTTGCTGAAGTGCCTGTAACTAATTGAGCACCCCAAATGTAAACAAAACTTGAATTATCAAGTATGTCAACATTCGATATTCCAACTCTACCAGCACCAATTAAAGTATTCCCAACAGTTCCACTTAATGTAAACCTTTGCCAATCAGAAGTAACATTTATAACCGATTGTATTTCACTATCGTTTATAAATAATCTCATTTGTTTTGTTCCTGAATTTGTTTTTAAATAAATACTTAATGTATAAGCAGTATTTATATTAGCTAAATTTTGTCTAATTGTTTGATTTGTTAAAGGAGCTATAAGTTTATCTGCGGTTAAAGTTCCATTTGGTGCAGTAGTAGAATTTGTAGTGACAACAAATGCACCACTACCACCTGCCAACCAAACTGCATTTTCAAATTGCTCACTTCTTTGCAATAAATTATAAGGAACTTGCTCAATCAATCCTGCACTATTAACTCTTGTTGCAGTCGTTGCTCTTACAACATCTAAATCACCAAGTCCGCTTGATGGTACAATAGCAAATAGTTTGTTTTCCTCCACAGCATTTGGTGTAACCAAAAACGATGCAGAAGAAAGCAACTGATCCTTTCGCAATTCCTCAAGTTGTGCTGCTAGACAAGCAGGAGCTTCAAAAACCCCATTATCTGCATAAACCCTTGCTCTAAAAGCTAGTATCATATTTGATACAAACCTGTTTATTTTTCCAAAAGTCCAGGCTACGCCTAATCCTAAGTTTATCATATTAGTATACTAATAATATACTAGCAGCTGGTATATTGGTTGCCGATGTTATCGATGTAACTATCACAGGTAAGAAACTACCACTAGTTATACCTGAAAACGTAACATCACTTGTATTACCCACTGGTCTTACAGTAATAGTAGCCCCTTGTGATTCATCTGTTAAAGCCCCTATATATATTGCTGCTGAATTTATTCCTGTTGCCGGAAATGCACTAACTGTTCCTACAGTAGTCGCAAAATCTGGTTGATTACCGTATTGTCCCATAATTATTATTTTTTAATTAAGCTTTCTTAGCTTTGCCAATATTCACTAACATTTGTTTTTCTTTTTCTGTAGCTTTGTTTGTAGATTTAGCTCCGCTAGTAATATTGTATTGTGATGCGTTTGTTTCTCTAGCTTTTGAAGTAAATGCTTTTGCTCTTTCAAATTCTTTTTTAAGTTTAGAATCTTCACCAAGTTTTGCTTCTTTAACTAGTTCGCCACCACCACTTATGATTTTAGCTCTAACTCCTTTTGCCATATCACCAGGAATATATTTTTTTTCATAAGATTTAACCATTGCTCCTCCTGATCTTGGATCAACTTTAATACCTTGTGTGCTTTCAATATCAGCTATTTTGCCAGGAGTATTTCTAGCTTTTTCCATTTTCTTTTTACCTTCGTCAAATTTTCTAGTTAATTCAATTTCAGTTTCTTGTTTCATTGGAGAGCAAGACATTAATGTTGGAGGTATTCCGTTACCAGTTTTAGGCATATCGCCTCTACCCGGTTTCATTTTAAAAGGACTATTCATTTTTTTTGTTTTAATTGTTTTAGTTTATTTTTTTTCTTTTATATATTAAAATTCCAGATGCTTCAGAAACAATATCCTCAACAAGTGTATTATCATCCATAACAATCATTTTTCCAATAGCTTCCCAATCGTTTTCTTTATAATATGTTTCCATATATAAGGCATCTCCATGAAATTTGTAACCGATTACATCTATTTGTTTATTGTTTTCTTTTATAATAATTGTTATTTTAAATTCTTTTTTGTTAATAGTTTTAAATTCAACAATGTGAAATTCTGTTTCCCAAGTGCCTTCTAAAAACTTTTTATTAATTTTTTGAGCATTAGAACTAAAACACATAAACATAAATACCAACAATAATAATACTTTTTTCATAATAAATTAAATTTAAGTTATAATATTATTATTACGTAAGTTTATTGCTTTTTATAAGCTTCCATCTCCCAAGGTAGTTTTTTAGAGCCTTCTTTCATTTTAGATCTAGAATATGCTTTTCCTTTCCAGAAAACATTATTTTCATCATAGCCTAAATCACCTCGTTTCATTTGATCGATGTGAACAAGCTCGTGTTCTACCGTTTTATTCTTTTTTAATTCTAATGGAGATATGTCTTTATTTACTAATATAGTACCATTAGACTGTGCCATACCTAAAATATTGTCATCCATATCCTTACTGTATATTGGCGTATTCTGCACATTATAAGGAGGACCAGTCATTTTAAATGCCATATATAAATTATTTATATAGTATTAAATTCCCTATAAATATAATACCTATAGGGAATCTAAAAAAGGTTATTATGCGTAAAGAGCGTCTGTTACAACGATTTGCACGTCGTTAACAACAGGCATTGAAACAGGTACAAAAACTCCACCTGGTGCAGCAGCCATAGCAGCATAAATTGCATTAGCAACTAATGGAGCAGTTCCAGCAGCAGCTGTAGAAGAGTGTGTTAAAGTAAGTGTTTTTTGTCCAGCTCCTAATCTATTGTCAAAGTAAACAACAGTTGTAGTTGCAGCAGTTTGCTTTACATCGAAGATTAAAGCTACTGGTAATTGAATAGGTCCTCCGTTAGGAATAGTTGCTGTAGCATAACCTGTGTCAGTTGATGGTACGGTAATAAAATTTGCCATTTGGTTTTTGTTTGTTAGTTGATTAATTAATTATTTTTTCTTTTTGTTTTTCATAGATGCTTCAGCATTCATCGCATAGTTTTTTCTAGCACTTGCTTTTAACTTTGGATTACTAGCTTCTTTAATATCATAAGCAGTTTTTTTGCTTACCATTTTTTTCTTTTGCATAGCTGGCGTTGGTACAACTGAAGCCGATACTGGTTTAACTTGAGCTGGAGGTGTTGCTGGACCAGTTGTTTGTTTTTTTGCTGCAAGTTTTTCTTTAATTGTTGCCGGTTTTACACTAGCTGGAGCGGATGCTGCTTTTTTTGCTGCAAGTTTTTCTCTAATTGTCCCAGTTGTAGTTGGCTTTGGCTTAGCTGCATTATTAATAGCCTCTTTTTTAGCTGTTAATTTTTCTTTCACTGTTCCGGGAGTTTTACTTGGTTTTGCTTTGTCAACAACTTTTTGGGCTGGGTTTCTCATTATATTTTTTTTTAATTATTTATTTTATTTCTTTGTTTTATCTTCAAAGTGACTGTATATTCTAATTGCTGTATAACCAATAGAAAGTACAAGAAGAATTACTTTTAAAGCTGGTTCTAAATTTGTCATTGACAAAGATAACGCTACTACGTTTAATCCGTATAGTTTAATATCAGTTGCGTCCATTAAAGTTTACATTTCGCTCTCTGAGTAATAGGAGCCGCGTGATACATAGTTGGAGTTTTTTTAATTTCCATCCCATCTTTTCCATTACTAGAACCTTTACCCATTGGGAAACCAGTCATGTCTAATGGACCATCCCATAAAGCGTTTGCTCCTGTTATGCCGTTATTTTCTATTCTTTTAACAGCTGGTGTTATTTTTCTCATACCTTATATTTGTTATTAATCTATTAATACTTTTGAACTGTTGGAGGAACCGGTAAGGTTCTATCATAAGCGCCTTGAGCTGGCATACCAAACATACCTGTCATATTTGCCTGTGCTTTTGGATTAAAATTAACAGGAGCACCAGTTGGTTTTATTCCAGGATTATAAGTTCTTGGCTCTGACGTAATCGGAGTTTGTGGGAAAGTATCCCCTGTTAAACCAAGTGTTGATGTATCGCCTGACGGCATAACACTTGGATCATACTTTGGATTGCCTAAGGCACTGTTGTATCTCATCTTGTTTTATCTTTATTTACATTATTTATTGCTGATCGTAATACTATATCTGTATAAGTATTATTTTTCATTATTTTGTTACTTCGTGGAGTAGTTGGTATATCTTCTACCCCAAGCATTATACGGTACATTCGACTTATCAGTTGTTTGCACTTGAATGAAACTTTATATATGTTGTATTTCTGGGTTGTATGATTTCTATTTCGCCATACTACTATCCATCCTTCTTTTAACAAATTGTTCCAGCGCTTATTGTCCCAACTATATGCGTAAGTACCTACCTTATAATCTTGCTTGGTAAAAAACTCCATGCAATCAAAATATACTAATAATTCTAAATCAGCATCCGTAAGATCATAATTTCTACAAGCCCATTTGCGTATTAATCTATAATGTTTTAATAAGCCAAGATCTTTTATATCCTTTGCTTCTAACTTTCTCATATAACTATTACGACATCTTGTAATCTTATAACCTGGTAATCCTGACCTTCAAATTCTATTCCATGTCCAGCTGATTTGTCATAATAAATAACATCCGCTTCTTTTAAACATTTAATATCCTCACTTACAGAAACTACAATAGCTTCTTTATAACGTATATTCTCTTTATCTTTTTCTTTTAATAATAAACCGCTTTCTGTTTTTGATAATCCTACTTTTTTCGGAAGTATCACTATATTATTACCTATTGCTCTCATTAACTCTTAAATTATTAATTACACAATCGGTTGATAATATTGTAACAGCTACGGATGCTGCATTTTTTAATGCGCTCTTAGTAACAGATAGAGGATCAATAATTCCTGCTTCTATCATGTTCACTTGTTCACCGGTTACGGCATTTAATCCAGAGCCTTCTAAGCGATTCCAATCATCTCCTGGATGATCAATACCAGCATTACTTAATATTGTCTTAAACGGAGCTTTAATGGCTCTTAGAAGAGCAATGCCTCCGTTGTTTGTGGTTAAGACATTTTTTGAAGCATCTAAAAGAGCAATTCCTCCACCTGGAACAATTCCTTCTTTAATCGCTGCTTTGGTTGCGCAAATTGCGTCTTCAACCCTATCAGCTTTTTCTTTTAATTCTAAATCAGATCCAGCACCTACTTTTACAACAGCAACTTTTGCCGATAGTCTAGCTAATCTTCTTTCTAATCTAATAACATCACCAGGAGCAGTTGCATCTTTTAATTGCGAATTTAACTCATCAATTAATTCTTGCACTTCTTCTTTTGTTTCACCAACGTGTAATATTGTTTCGCTGTCATCTGTTATTGCTTTCAAACAGTTACCTAAACATTCAATATCTATAAGATCCATATCGTCTCCTAGATCTTCATTTATAATTGTAGCTCCAGTTAATAAAGCAAGATCCATTAAGGTATCCTTTTTTGTGATACCATAAGTAGGCGCATTGATAACGTTAACCTTTATATTACCTTTAACTTTATTCATTGCTAAAGCAGATAGTACAGTTTGTTCCATGTCTGCAATAATTAATAACGGTTTGTTATTCTTTATTACATATTCTAAAACTGATTGTATCTGACGAATAGATTCCACTGGTGATTCAACAATCAATACTAATGGATTTTCTAATTCGGCAATTCTTTTATTTGGGTTTGTGATAAAGTTTGAATTTACTAATCCTTTATCATATTGTACACCATCTATAATTTCTATTTCTGTTTCTGGATTTGCTGATGATTCCATCATAACAATACCAGTTTCACCAACTGCTCTAAAAGCATCACCAATAATTTTACCAAGTACTGGATCGTTGTTTGTTGATATAGTGGCAATGTGATCTATCATATCTCCAGTTACGGGAACTTTAATAGATTCTAAATATTCTATAACTTTATCTACTGTAGTCTCAATACCGTTTTTTAAATCTCTTGAACTTACAGTATCTTGAATTGCATAAGCTTCTTCTAAAATTGCATGTGCTAATACCGTTGCGGTAGTTGTACCATCGCCAGCTTCTTTAACTGTTTTCCTAGCTGCTTCTTTTAAAAGCCTTGCACCCATATTTTCTACAGGATCTAATAATGTAATACTGTCTGCAACTGTAACCCCGTCTTTTGTAATTAACGGTCTACCTTTACTGTCTTCCAACATTACGCATTTTCCACCGGCTCCTAATGTTGAGCTAACTGCTTTAGTTAACTTTGTTATACCGGCAAATACATTATCTCGTGCTTCGTTACCAAAGCTGAGATTCTTTACTATTTCATCTGACATATTTAATTGAATTTAATTTAATATATATATTACTTATTTTAAGTAATTTTTACCTGCCTTGACCTTTATATTTTTTTGTATAATTTTTAGAAGACTTCAGCGCCGACGTTTTTGATTTAGCATGAACTCCTGGTCTGCTTATATTCTTCTTAACAAGTTTAGCAGAACTCTGAGATGATTTTTGATTTGCCATTATTTTAAAATAATTTATATTCAACAATAACTACATACGTAGAAGTATTATTAGGTTGCATTATATATTGTACTCCTGCGCTTATTTTATTAAAACTTAATACCGCTGTTGCAGATAAACAAGGAGCTGCCATATTACTATTTATAGCCCTTGTACCTATGTATCCATTTAATTTTGGTTTTTCCCACCAACCAATAGCTTTATCTTGAATAGTTATAATTTCATCCTTTTTAGAAAGTATACTATCTTTGATTTTTATAATTTCTGATAGTTCATCGTTTTGTTCCTGTAGGTTTTTAATTTCTTCGTCCTTAAGGATCAATTTTTGTTTACACAAATCTCCTTTAACAATATCTTTAACTACTTCTCGAGCTGTGTTCTCATTTAATACTATCTTTTTGATTGTATCGGTTTGAGAAAAACTCTTGAAGCTTACTAAAAGCAATAGTATCAATAATTTTAATTGTGTCATGTTCTACCCGTATTAAAGTTTTTTGTTTCTCAATGATTGTATTTCTACCTAGTCTTAATGTATCTAATTTATCCCAATGTAATTGTTCTCTTTCCTCTAAAGCTTCAATCTCTTTTTCAAGACGTTGCTTTTCTTTTTTCAACTCATTGTTCTGCCCTATCCCATATAATAAGAATAGAATAAATAATACAATTAAAAAACTACCCAGCCATTGTTGCTTTATGAAATTACTTATACGGAACATAACTTGTTTTTCCATTAACCTTTACGGCTTTAAGTATTTGCTTTCTTTGTTTACCTGTTGATTCATAAGAAACGTGAACCCAATCTGGATTTTTATCTGTACCAAATTCCCAAATCATTTGATCAAAGATTAAATTATCTTTAATATAGTTAAATATTTGAGCATTGGTAATAGATGTTCCATCCATATCAATATCAATTGCTTCTCCTTGGCAATGCTGCGAACTTAAACTTCCGCCAATAGCAGTATTAAGAGCTTTGCTTCTATACCCTGAGGAAATACGTATAGGTACACCAAAATGATCTCTAATTGGTTGAAACACGTTCTCAGCTAACTTTTTAAAGTTTTCAATGTGCTCAGGAGTAGGCATGTTACTAATGCCTTTTCTTTTTGCAGTTTCACTTCTTATTACTTCCGATAAATCTAAATTTTTACTCAGTTGCATCTTTTTCCTTTTTTTTGTTGTTAAAAATTTTACCAGCTGTAGCAATACCAAAAACTACCGAAGTTAACATTAAAAACCCATTAAAAATAAATTCCTCAATTACTAATTTTGATCCCCACACTCCAGTAATAATATCTACTAGAAAAGCAAGCACCATCATAAAAAAAGAAATCACACCAACGAATGATTTTTCGTTTATAGTGTTATCGTCGCTAATTAATTCTTTCCAAAATCCCATAATTATTTTATTGTGTCTATGACTGTTATTGAATCTTTATTTTTACCAAGTACTTTATCAAAGAACGATCTTTTTTTAGGATACTTGTATTCTTTTATTCTTTCATTTGCAGCGGCTAATGAATCTTTAGTTGTTGCTAGTTCTTCTTTTACTAAAATTAATTTTTCATCTAATGAATTTCTTTCGTAAATAACTTCATCAACAGATATTTTAAATCCATCAACCATTTCTAATAAACTATCTACCTTCTTAGTATCAGCATATTCTATAGGTGTGTTTTCTACTTTTACTTTATGTTTAGCAGTCTCTTCACATGAAACTAATAAGAACCATAATATGATTATTATAATATATTTTTTCATTACTTAAGTCCTTTAATTTCGTTTAACATTTCTAATTTAGCGCTAGCTCTTGCTAATGTGCTATCTGATTTTTTTAATCTTTCGTCAAGTTTGTCAACTTTTTTTGTTAGTTGCTCTACATTAATACCACACTTATCTATTTGTGAAGTATAGTTCATCTTGTTGTCGACATATAAATATCCAACAGCAAGTATTACTAAGAATAATAAACCTTTAACAGGATCCTTAGAAAACTCTTTAAATGATATTGGCATTTCCATAATTAATATACTTTGTTTAAAATGAATACGTTTGAATATATAGAATTAGAAGCAGACGCGGTGCCCCACTGTGCTTTTATAACTAATTCATTTGTTACAGTTGTATTAAATGTTGTAGTGTTTTCGCTTATAAAATTATAAGTCTCAAGATTGTTATTTGAGGACTTAGTGTGGGCAAAACTACCAGCAGTAATTATACTAGCAGTGCCAGTTGTGCCAATTGCTCTTATTACAAAGTCCGCATCTAATACCCAATGATTATTTGAACTAACCGCTAATGACATAAGCCCCGTAGTCGCTAATACGACTCCAGCAACTGTTTCTATAGTAATAGTTAAACCAACATTATTATTGTTACTTATGTGACCCATCATATAAACATTGAAAGAATCTGCAACATTAAATCCGTTTGCAGGTACTGATAATGTACCAGCATAAGAAGAACCATTTAATGTACTCTTTGTTGTAGTATTTGCTATCGGGGTTGAATTAGCTAATTGAGTAGCTAAGCCATAGCTAGTTATATCTGACAAATAAGCAATAGTTCCTGATGCATCTTGAAATGTTGCCGTTCTATTTGCTCCAATAGCGGCAGGTTTAGTAATTTGAAATTGGCGAGCAGGAACAACAGAATCTATTAAAGATAAAGTGTCTTGTCCTATATATCCATAATTTACATCTGCATTATTATAGAAATTAAATCTATTTTTATCTCCCGTAATATACACATATCCTAATCCTGAAGGAACATTTGTATTGTATAAAAATATACTACCAACTTTAGCGTCTTGTAATGATTCATTACCATTTGTTAAAACTTGATCTAATGAAGGAGCAACATTTGCATTAACAAATTCTACTAAAGTTTCAGCTGTAAAACTAATAGTCCTAGCTTCTCCCCCGTCTTCGTTTTCAAATCTAGAACCTATTAATAGATCTGAGTTATTTAATGTAATAACTTTTGGATAACTATATATTATTGCCATTATTTATTTTTTAATATTTCTATTTCTTTATATATAGCTATTAACTCAGCTTCTTTCTGAGCTATAAGTTCTTCTTGTGTTGGTTCGTCAACTTCTATAAAGACTACCTCAACAAGGCCATTGTCGTCATATATTTCTTTTCTAATTTCTGCCATAATATTATTTTTAAATTGTTATACCAACCAGTGGCACTGATAGAGCACTAGTTGAAGGTGTTCCAAAAGTTGAAGGAGCAGAGCCAAATGCCGCCGTAATATAAAATTGCGTTATTTGTGCTGTTTGATTCACTATTATAGGCAATAATGATGCAGCAGTATATGAACTATATGTAAATACTGCAGAACTATGCGTACCAATCCAATATGTGGTTCCAGCTATAAATGTTTGTGTTGTTATCGCGGACTTTATCCCTGTTGTAGAACAATCTAAATTAGCGCTTTCATATATTTTAGTTCCAGGAGTACCATTATTGTCCGAATAAATTAATATTCTAGCGTTTGCTCCACCTAATGAACTAGCAATATTTATATACAGTGATGAACAAGTTATTGTATTTGCTGGTATATAAGGAACAACAATTAATCTAAGAGCGAAACTAGACCCGCTTGAAACAGTTGTAGCTGTTAATCCAAATGAAGTACTTTGTCCTACTGCTGGTTTTACTAATGTATGAACCCCTTTCGTAGATAAGTTTCCACTTCCTAAAATAGAGTTGCCGTTAACTGTTTTAATATTAGTACCACTAACTAAAGCAGCTTGTTTTGCATTCCAATCTGTTGAAGTGCCTCCAAAAGCTGTTATTACTCCATTAACATCTAATCTAGTAGAAGGTGTGGTGGTATTAATACCAACATTAGTCCCATTATCAAATATTATACCATTACCTAAAGCGGTAGCCCCAGTAAATTTTGCTACATAGTTTGTAGTTCCTGATCCACTAATATTTCCTGTTGGTAGGGTTATCCAATCTGTGCCAGTAACTGTAGATGACAATACTTGTCCGTTTGTTCCTGGTGAATTTGTTGAATCGTAATATGCGCCAGTTACCCTAGCGTTACCAGCTACATGTAAAGCCTGGCTCGGCGATAGTGTATTAATAGCGACTGAGGTATTAAGAAAATAAGATCCATAATTAGTAACTTGAAAAGAGGGGTTTCCGCCTTGCCAATCACCCATAGCTACAGTATAGTTAGAATTTGCAACATTACCAAATACTACAAATAACGGTGCATCATCAATATCATTACAAGTTAATATATAGCCACCAAGAGATGGCACTTTGGAGCTTAATGTTAGTACATCTCCAGTAGCAGTTCCTGTAATCTGCACTCTAGATAATGGAGTAGTTGTTCCAATACCTATATCTGTTCCTGTGTCAAATATCCCACTATTACCTAGCGCGGTAGCTCCAGTAAACTTAGAAATATAGTTTGTTGTACCAGTACCTGTAATAGGATTAACTAACGCAGCTTGACCTCCTATATCGGATAATAACTGTGCACCAGTTCTATACTTTATATTTCCACTATCAGATACTAGGAATTTATCCGTATCTATTGACGCATTACTTAACGCTTCTAAAGTTATTCCACTTTTAAATTTTATACTCATTTTAGTTTTTTATTATATTATCCTACTTTAGTAACTAATACCCTGATTGGATTTATTGGAGCTGAATCAAATGTTATTGTAAGAGTGTTCAGTGTAGTTCTAGCCACATCCGCAAATATTGTTTCGTATGTAACAGTATCATATAACTGCACATTTACATCTCTTGTATTTAAGTTATGTGTTACTGTACCTGTTACAGATATTGAAGTAGCATAGTTAGTTGTTGCTGCGGTAGCCGCCGCAATAGTTATAGTGTCAGTAGAAGCATTTGTAGTAAGCACTACCCCCGTTCCTGCTGCCAATGTTAAAGTATCGTTGTTTGTATCCGCAACTACCGTTGATTGACCCGCTACAGCAATATTCTTAAATATGTTTTGAGAAGATCCTAAGTCTGTATTTGTTACAGTAGCCGTACCACTAGTGTATGAAACACCAATACCTGTACCTGCATTTACATTACCAAGACCAACTTGTATTAAACTCGCTAAGTTAGTATTACTTTGAACAACTGTCCAATCTGCCAATGTTGTAGGATTAATAACCTCTGAAATTAAGAAATCTCCAACTGAAACACTTTCAGTAAAAAACATACCATCGGCTGTAACAGTAAATGCCCATCCAACAGCAATTCCAGGAATTGTAGGTGGTGAATCTAAATTAGGGGTATTGGTAGCCGCATTATATCCGCCTTGGTATATAATACCTCCGACTACAGCTGAATCAACATAAGCTTTGACAGCCGCTGTTGTAGGTAGAGTTGTATTATTACTATTTCCAGGAATACCTTCACTTGAAGTTATAATCGCAACAGGATCCATCATTGCAAACTCAACTGCTCCGCTTGCTATTGTTGTAGCGATCGTAGAAGATCCAGTTCCTGTAACATCACCTGTTAACGTAATTGCACCACCAGCTACATAATTAGGGATGTTTAATATATTACCAATAAGTGTTGCAGCTCCTGATGAACCAGTAGTAGTCAATGTTATAGGATCTTGTTTTAAGTTCCAATATGCTGATGAAGTTATTCTATTATCATCAAGTGTACCGGTCCATCCTACAACTATATCTACATCTTTAAGCAAAGCATCAACTGGATCCCCTGTTAATGTTAAACTTACATTTGTATCGTTTATTCTAGATAGCGTACCTGTTGGCACGTTACCCATAACATAAGCCGATATTTCACCCATACTAAAATTCTTAGTCTGGTTTTTTTGTGTTCCATTTACCGTTACAGTAGTAGTACCAATAACTATATCTGATGCTAGAATACTTATACTATGTGGGTAACTATATATTATAGCCATTTATATTTTTTTTATTTATTAGCAATTCCATTTATCCAACGCAAGTTTCTTTCTTGTTGGTTCACCGTTAGGTTTTTTCAGCGGTCCTGGCATACCAGACATTCTAGCGCAAAAAGATTTACGCCTCTTTGCATCTTTACTACCTGCTTTTAATTCAGACGGTTTTTTAGTTACCGCTGTTTGTAGTTTTGATCCAGGATTTTCTTTTCTATAACTCGCTACTCCTTTTGCATTCAATCCACCAGTCGCAGACTTCCCTTCTTTACGTGTCCAAGCAGCAGTTTTTTTAAGTGGAGATTTACAACTAGCACATCTTCCACATGCACATTTAGCTTTCATGCTTTTATTATATTAAATGTAAACAGGAATGAACATACCCTCAGGACCATCCATATTATATATTTTTATCCACTTTACCGGAGTTAACGTATTACTTGGGACATCTGTATTTTGTATAAGCCCGTTTTCAGCAAACAAGGTATTATCAACGGGTTCAAGCCCAAATTTGCAATTTGCTTCATTTCTGAACCAAACTCCATCACTTCCAGTGGCTCTAACGCCTTTTAAATCACCTCCTGGTGCCCACCCAAACGAAGCTGCTGTTTCCTCAAGAATAAACCCTGCATTATAAGCTGCACAACCTACAGTATCAGTAGTAACATCTAAATACGCATTATTAGTTGTGGAATTAAAACTACCGTCAACGTGTAATTTAGCAACAGGAGTATCTGTTCCAATACCCACATTTGTTCCGTCGTCAAATATTTGGCTATCACCAACTTCTTCACTGCCGGTAAATTTAGGAACGTAGTTAACTGTTCCGCTTCCGCTAATACCTGTACCCTCGGCTTCAATAGTCTCTATTACATCATCCATAGTATACCATTTGCTTTGCGCTTTCATTGCTTTTGAACCACCATAAGTTGTGTTCACATTTTCATATTGATTCAGCACCTTTGCTGATCCTGGAATTATTGCCATGTCTTTTTATTTATTAATTGTATACTCTTATTTCGATGCAAATCGGGTTGTTTATTATATCATCATCAAATTCAGTAGCCTGCTTTAATGTATTTAATATAACCGCTTCCGCACTATCTTGGTTAAAATAATATCCTCTAAACCCCGGGTTAGTTCCATCACCAACAACAACAAATTGATTAAAAACAGAATAATTAGCAAGACTCGTGCCATTTATAAATGTTTTATCTAACGTAAATAAGTAATCAGATTTAATACTATATATACCTTCTGCTGTATAGTCAAAGTAAATATTACCAATAGTATTTTCTAGTATAGTTGCGGTTGGAGTAATTGTACCATAAGTCAACTCAAGTACTGCTACAGTAAGGGGTAATGATCCTGCGGTTGTGCAAATAAAATAAGTTCCGGCATCATTATTAGGAGCCCCAAAAACTGTTAAATCTACGTTTGCACTATTGTCGGAAATATAATAAGTTACCCCTAAAGATAATTCATCTCCACCTGTTTTAGTTCCAGTACTTTGAGTATCTCCTTCTTGTTTTACCAAAGCCGTAAATACTGTATAAGCAGGAGCAGGTAAATTAGCATTTATGGTATCTTCTATATCTTGCATAGTATACCACTTGCTTTGCGCTTTCATTGCTTTTGAACCACCGTATGTGGTATTCACATTTTCGTATTGATTTAGTACTTTCGCTGTACTTGGAATTATTGCCATCTTATTTTATTTATTAATCGTTTGTTACGATACATTACTTTTGCTAGATCTTCTAGCACCCATACCAACCTTCTTCTTAGCTGATACAACTTTTGTTTTTTCTGCTTGTGTCATTTGACCCCAAGGCTTTGGAGAATCTTTGTTAACCTTAACTGAAGGACGGCATGCTTTCACTCCTTTTCTATCTGGAGATCCACATACATTACCTTTCTCATCGGTCCACTTCTCTTTGAACCATCTTTTTAATGATGCTCCTTTCTCGGTTTTTCGTATAGCCATTACTTTTTGCCTTTATTCTTTCTACACTTAGCGATAGCGCCACTAGCGTAAGCCGAAGGAAATACATCATACGTAGCCTTTACTTTTTTATAACATGAATCTTTAACGGTTTGTTTCATAGGACTTGCTGATCCAGAACCAATCCAAAATCCATTATGTGTTTTAACGCCCAATCCCTGAGGACCAATACCTTTTGCATTCATGTTATTTAGTTTTATATTTTTTACCACTTTCCTTTTTAGTACCCTCACCCTCATTACCTCTATTCTGCTTTACAGATTCAAACCTACCATCTTCATGGTCATAGTCCATACCTTTATTACCAGGATTTTTACGATGCATTCTCTGTGAGTGTGCTTTCTTAATTCTTCTATCATCCGTTTTAGCATAAGCCAAATCCCTTGCCGCTTTCTTCTTAGCCGCCAACGGTGATAACTTCTGCTTTAACAAAGGGGATTTTATACCTAGTTCAAATTCCATAATACTCTTTTAATATAGTATATACAATTACGCATCGGATCAAAATTTTACAACCAAAATTCATAAATAATAGTGTGACAATAGCCTACTATTTATTTACTTAATTAGCTAATGTCACTCTTTATATTTTATATTGCAATATGGGATATGTGAAAAAATGTTATCAGATATATGGAACTAAGTTGTAATTATGTAAAAATATCTTATTAGATATATGGAACTAAGGGGTTACATACTACGTTCAGCTACAGCTTTCTGAAAAGAAAATGAATCTGTTTTAACCACCCCCGGGCGTATAAATTGAAATCGTTGGAAATGTTTTACCTTTTCCGTTTGTAGATATGTAATGGTTTAGAATACTAGGGATTGTGCTTGGCGTGCATCGTGCATGTTCATACGTCTATACCGTGATGTGATACACTTGTGCTGCATTTGTATACGTTCGTTACATTGGATTGTGTACCGATACATTACATACAACAACACATGCGGAGCGTAGCGTAGCATGTATAGCATACAGAGTAAACACGAAGAGTATTTGATAATATATATGAAGTTAAAAAGTGAATAACATTACTAATTAAATTTAATAAATGTAATGTGTTTACAGAATAAATACGACGAGTATTTGATAATAATAATGTAACTAAATAAATATACTATGACAACACTTGACAAAGAATTAATTAAAAGAATAAAAGACTTACAAGAATTTTGTGAACTACATGGCTATCCATTGAATGAAGTCTTAGAAGAAGAATTAACTTATTATAATAATGAACTATAGTATACAGTATTAATACGACGACTAACTGATAATATAAGTGTAACAAATAAATAATATAACTATGAACAACCTAGAAAAATTACAAGAACTAAGAAAGTTAACAAATGATAATGTACTACTAGAATATATTGATACTTTAATATCAATAGAACAAGAGTATACAGAATAAATACGACGAGTATTTGATAATATAAATGTAAATAAATAATAACAAATAAATAAACAAATTATGAAAAAAGTAAAAGAAGTACAACAAGTACAAGAAGTAGTAAAGACTGGTAAAGAATTATTATCTGAAGCCATCGCGGCATTAACACCTGAACAATTGGCTCTAATCTATCCGCCAATACAACGAGCCAACTTTGTAGTACGCAAGTCGTGGTTAGGACGTAATCAAGTAATCACATTCGTTAATAACAAGAATCAACGTGTTACTTACAATCATGACGATGTGTTGAATGTAATGTTACCTAAACTATCAATCATGCCATGTTGGATTAAGCGTGAGTACTGGTCACAATCAACTGATATGCCGGCTAACGTTAGACACTTAGCGACTGTTGAACAACTTGAGGCAGCGACTGAATAGTCGTTGTTTCAACCTCAACACGCTGTAATCATTGAGCCTCTACGGATGCTATACATACAGAATTAATACGAAGTACAATTGATAATATAAATGTAACTAAAATAAATAATTATGAGACTATTTGAAAATGACATGCACGAATTAGCAAGAGCTTTTATGGCACAGTTCCCAACACTTGATGAAATGAGTTTAGATGAATTCCTGTACAAATACAGCGAAGAATTAACTGACGAACAAAATGAATTAGGTCACCACATCTTAGATATGTTTAATTATGTTAAGTAACAAGACTAAACGCCGAGCAACATACGTGCAGGCATGCTACAAAAGCGGATCACTCGAATCTTATATCGAGCAACGATTAACTAAACTAAATAATAACCCAGTAAAAGTAACTAAAGATGAAACAAGAACAAATTGATACAATCGTATTAGCAGTGTTAAGCTTTGGAGCAGGAGTATTCCTAACCTTAGCATTGATCAACTAACAACCCGGTCACGGGTGTATAGCACACAGAGGTAACACGGTTACCATTTGATAATATATATGGGCCTGACTTTGAAATAGAGTCGGAAGAGTAGACTCCGTCCTACACTATATTTATGTAACATAAAAAAGGTGACGTTAGCCTACTATTTATTAACTTAAGACCCTAATGTCACACTTTTCCCAAAACCCGTTGGGTCGCCAAGGATCTTCACCGTACCGTATTGGTACCGTGTATAGCATACAGTCAAAACACGAGACTCATTTGATAATATATATGTAACAAATAAATAATATAAAGTATGAATAGATTAATAGAAAGTAGAGAGATTTATTGGTGTGAGGATAATGACCGCCATGTACTTGTAATAAAGAGTAATGAAGTAGTAATTGGGTTAAATTATTGTCAAAGTGACGATTATGATTACTTCGTAAAAAACTTTAGCGATGTGGATGAAGACTTAACCAAGTTCTATAACTCCTTAAACGGTTATTTGAATGGTAATACCGAAATTGACCGTATCAATCAAGTAATTTGGGCACATTTTGAGTATAAAAACGATTAATTAACGTATTTCGTTGAATAACAAGCACTTAGAGAGGTGATAATACCTGCCTTAACTTTTATTCACATAAATGAAGTTCAACCTTCATACGATAACAATACGATGGTGGTTTGATAATATAAATGTAAGTATAACAAATAAATATAAACGATTATGGCGAATTATTCTAGTGCATTTAGGGTAGTAATATTAAAAATCAAATTTGAGCTCTTAGAGGGCGCTAAAAACGCTGCTTGGGCGATGAGAAGATAGTAAATAACAATTAAAAAGTATAGATTATGACGAGAATTGAGTTTGAAACCGATATGGGTAGTGGTTATATAGAGTATATTCACCGAGATGATACTTTTAAGAATGATACATTTGATGTTATAGTGGAGGAGGTATATTCTTTCTATGATGAAGATGATGTTATTGCGGATGTTGAGAAAAATATTTATAAATACATTTAAAATATAGAAATTATGACAATGAAAGAATTATGTGAGTACTCTTCACGTGCTCGTAGGGCTAAGTGCAACCTACATTTAGAATTAGTTCGATTACAATATGGTGAGATACGCAATTTTACGGCTAAGGAAAGTAGCAAGGTGGTTACTCGCGGCAAGAGTGTATTTCGCAAAGGGAAGACCCATGCTTTTAGAGGATTGTGGAACCATAACAATGTACCTTTACAGTCTTAATACGAATGTTGATTGATAATAATAATGTAACAAAAAATAATAATATATGAATTTAGATTTTAGAAAATTAAGTAGAGAAGACCAAATGAAAGCGTTGGATAATTTATACAGTGATGAGAATGGTTGTAATGATTACCTTGCACACTTAATTACAAGTGGAAAATATGATGTATATAGTTGGTTCCGTTTCTCCCAAGCAAAAGAGGGTGTTGATTATTGGCTTAATTTATCAAATAAAATTAACGAAGAAAACGAAAATTAATATGGGAGTATATCCAGTAACAAAAGAATATAGTGTTGAAGTTGTTGAAACACTTATTAGAATAGTAACCGTTGAAGCAACGAGTGAAGAACAAGCTATAGAGTTTGTAATGTATGACTATAACAATGCAGAATTAGTGTTAGATAGCGATGACTTTTTTGATGTAGAATTTGAAATTGTAAATAGAGATTAATATGGAATTAACTATAAACAAACGAGAAGCAAATATAATTCAAGTGGCTTTAGACCATTTGTATGAAGAACATACGGATGTAATGGCGGATGCAATACGCACCAATGACCAACTTCAAGCTAGAGAATCTCACCACATATTGCGTATAATTGAAGATTTACAAGGTGAAATAATTTATAAACTAAAAAGTAATTAATATGAAACAAATAGTAAATGCAGGAAATACAATAGATTTCAAAGATATAACTAATAACTCGTTTGTGGGTATTGATTGGGGTTGTGACCATAAAGCTATGGTTATTAGAACGGATAGAGATAGATTTGTAGGCTTAAGCAATCACGGTTATTCAAATTTACTCGACTGTTGGGACACTACTACAATGCAGAGTTACGTCGCTAAGGCCACTAGTCAAGGCGATCACGTCAAAGCATACGAGTTTAAAAATATGAAAGAATTACTAACTTGGTTAATACCTGAATAATATGAAAGAGTATTTAATTAAAAGTTCCCACAATGTATATGTCGATGACTATACTGAAGGTGAATTAGATTGGGTTAATTGCTATACACTTGAGGCTTGTATCATGGCACCAAATATTCAAGATGCAATACAAGGATATATTGAGCACCATTTATACTATAAATTTGATTCAAAAGGTTTTTGTGAAGATGATGAATCCCTAAATCAAGCACATTACAATGTATTGGTTGATGGGGATAACGCAGAAGCTAATGAGCACGAAATTGAACTATGGAAAGCCGGTAAGTTCAAACTATATAGTAATGAAATTAGACTTGAATTTTACGAAATAACACCTGTAAATATTAACAAAACATACTCACATATAGAATAAATAAATTATGGAAGAATATAGCGATTGCTGTGGTGCAGGTAGACATCACATATTTAATGAACTTTGCGCTGACTGTTTAGAGCATTGTGATTTTGAAGAAGAGTTTGACGAGAATGGATTTACAATCTAGACACGATTGAGTAATGATAATATATATGTAACAAGTAAAAATAAATAATTATGGTAGAGTTAAATAAAAAGAAAAAAGAAAAAAATGTAGTACAAATGAAAGACCTTAAAGATGGTCAAATAGCAGTTGTTGTAGATAAAAGCTATCCGTCTTATGTTGGCAGAATAGTACAAAGATACAAATATTACGCTGTGCCTATTGGAGAGAAGTATGGCTCTGGATGGACGTGTGTTGAAGGCGTTACTTTAGAAGTAAGAGTATTAAAAGATGGTGAAAGATTAACAATATTTGATAACGAATAGTATGTACAAAAAAATATCCCAAGATTCTATTAATGCGTTTTTAAACAAAGAAACATTTAATAGAGAAAATATGGCTGTGTCAAAAGGAGTGCGCGAATATGATGATTGCTGGTACTTAATGTTATTTGGTAATACAATTGCAAAGATGCTACCTGATGGTACAATATTTATTTCAACTTGCGGTTGGCATACACGTACCACTCAAGAACGACTAAACTGTTTGCTATACACACTTGGCTCAACATCTCGTTTGCGAATAAGAAAGTTTGAACCATTTTTAGAAACACAACACGGTTTATTACCATGGGCTGATGACTTTATGGTTAGATACAGACTAGACACGAAACTATATTGATAATATATATGTAACAAATAAACAAATAACAAAATGATTGTAAAGTATAGAGGAGAAAAAATTGATGTTGAATATGACGTTATATGTGATTATATACCGGGAACATGGAATAGTCCTGCTGAGAATCCTGATATAATTATAACAGCAATTAACTATAAAGATGTAGACATTATGCCTATATTGAGTGAAGAAGAAATTGATTTAATTTATGAAGAAGTATATGAAAACTACAACTAACCTAGAAAAATTTTACGACTGGATGCTTAAAGTACAAAACGTACACATGGCAAACCTACAAAGCATGGACCGTGCATTTAACATTATAATTGAAAACGATGAAAGAATTAGAACAAAAAGAACTATCCATAAACAAAGCCACGGCTAAAGTAATAACACTGCAATTTGATATAGCGGATTACAAACAAGAACTTAAAAGCTCTAATGGTAATGGCAACGGTGCGTTATCACAAGAACAATTGGAATCATGCTTACGCTCTGCTGAAAGAGAATTAGATATTTGGAATTACATACTTAAAGTACTAGAAAATGAAAAAGATTAAATTTTTAAAGAACAACTTGATAAGATTAGATGGTTTATTATATACACCATACTTGATCGGTGATTTACCACCACGATTTGGATTCATTGCGGATGAAGATAAAGAACAATATGGTATAACTTCGTGGTTTAACTTTAGAGGGTTTACTTATATTGTTAAAGATTAATAAGACATACAGTCTGGACACGATTAAACAATGATAATACTAATGTAACAAAAACTAATTATATATGAATAAACCTGTAGAATTAATTAATATACAACCTGATGTTATATATTATACTGACACTGTAATGGATTGCGAAGTAAAACTTAATAGAGTAAAAAACAATACAATATTCTTTGATATACTTTCTGAATCAAACGGCAGTTATATACAAGAACCCGATGGCACCATAGCCTTTCCATTAAGTGAATGTCTGCATTTCTATGAGAAGTAGTATGCTATACATGCGGACTAAATACAATAACAAAACGATAATATAAATATAAAAAAAATAAACTATGACACAAGATCAAAAAACACTATTCGAAGTAACAATTTCAAAAGTAAACAATTCATCTAGCAGTATCTTTTCTAAAAATGACGTGCTCGGATTATTAACTACATTAAACGACTGTATTTGTGAATTACCTGAAGTTGTACCAGAGCCAGTAATTGGATATAGTACCAATGAAATATTAAAAGCCGTTAAAGATATGCTTGATAACTATGACTTTGATCAATATTTAGATTATGACCCTGAGATTCACGGTTCTTATGGCGGAAGTTATTCACTTGAAATCAATGCAAGATTTGATGAAACTCAATTTGCTAGAGATTTTTTATGTGAATTACCAGATTATTTTGAAACTAATAAAGAAGAAGAATAAATATATGAATACAATTAAAACAATACAAGACTTCAAAGACTTTGTTGGCAATGAAGGTAAACTGTTCAGTATCAAGTTCTTAAAAGAAGACTATACTGAAAGAACAATGGTGGTACGCTTTGGCGTAAGTAAATATAGATCAGGTACTGGTCTAAAATATAACCCTGAAGCACGAGGCAACTTAATTGTTTTCTCAATGCAAGATGATGGTTACGGAACATTCAATTTCGATAGATTATTAAAAGTAAAAGCTTACGGACAAACAGTAATATTATAACAATAAAAAAATTAACAATATGAATTTACAAACATTTTTATCTGAAGTATTAAAAAATAATGGTGGTAGTTATAACATAACAACTGGCGAATCAAATCCAACTGATGGTTATATGGTATCATTACCAAACAATGAATTAGTTATTGATGCTGATGATTTATGTGCTACTGTATTAAGCGAATATATAATGACTAATATTGAAGAATTATGTTCTGATAAAAGCTTTGTAGGTTTATGGATTGATAATGGCAAAGCTTATATTGATGTGTCTGTAAAATACAACGATCTTGAAACTGCTTGTTATGTTGGTATTCTTGACGATCAAAAAGCAATCTACGATAATGCAAATGCGGTTGCTATACACCTGCCGACAGCACAACGATCATCAGCA